TTGAGCAACAATCCATCCTGTGGGATAGACTTCGTAGACCCAGTAGAAGCCGGGTTTACGGTTGATAGCCATCTCACTTACCCCTATTTACGAAGGGATTTGAGGAAGTCGAGCATGGCTTGGCACTCCTTATGGTATTCGGGGAATGGATAGTCTTCGACTCGCCACCATGCATGCATAGCCGCAGAATAGGGGGTGCCCTCACAATCCAGCAGTCCAGTGCGTTCCGCAATGGGGCACCCGTCGCAGCTATTGCCAAACAGAGCGCACAGGGGGCAGCTATACCTGGCAAAACTGGGCTCTAATACCTCCCTGACTGCCGTGAGGTTGTATTGCCAATGCTTGATGGCACCTTCCAGAGCTTCGGCAACTTTCTGATCTGTTGGCATGTCTATTCCTCCCACTTAATTCCGCTAATTTCAGCACGTTCCCTCGCAATATCATGCGCTCTTTGCCACCTCTCCTGTGCAGTTAACTCCCGACGGTGCGGTCCGATTGTCGGCTGGCCGGAAGATTTGCCTTTCGTCGATTTCGACGAAATAATCCTTAAGATAGATCGCGTGGTACCCTGACAAAGTCCATTCTCCATTGCCGATGTATTTGGCAATCATCCACTCCATACAGTCCTCATAGAGTTTACCAACCCAGTAGTAGCCTATTTCGCGGTCTGCAGGCATCTCACTTACTCCTCGATATAGCTTACGGTAAGGTATTCGCGGGCTGATACCTTATACCAATCTCCGATATATTGGCAACACCCCTCTGTCTCGCGGACCCAGCCCGCGCCAGACATGGCACTGAATCAAAACAAACCCATCCCGCGCATCTTCTCGCGCAGCTTCCTCGCCGCTTTCTCAGCCGATCTCCTGGTATCGGCGAGCAATCCATCGTGTTCATTCAGGGCATCGATGATCTCGCCTGCCGCCCGGTGTTATCGGCTCACTTTGACGGCGGCTTCTGGGTGTTCTTCGCACGCTGTGAGGTATTTCCGCACAAAAGCAGCAAGCTCCTCGTATGTCCCCCACCCATTATCGGGATTATATTGCCGGGCGGTTTCCGGGAAATGCCGAAGCCAGCGGTATCCGTCCCGAAGCGGTCCGATCAATTCATGAGCTTTCGTGATTCCCAGTTCTTCTGGCCGCCACAAATGTATGTAAATGCCGGCGGACTTCGCCATCACCCCCAGATTATGGGTGATATTGGCCGAATAAACCACACGCTCTCCGGTAACCCAGTCCATGATCGTCGGCTCATACCAGGGGCACATTTCATTCCACTGCTCGCGGGAGATTTCCGCAGTTTCGCCGGCATGGCGGATGAAAATCCCACTGCCGTCGCGGAGAATAGTTTCAGAAATTATAAGGTACACGTCTAAGCTCATGATTAGTTTCCTTTTCTGGTTAAGCTTGTAGGGAGTTCATGGCCACAAGTAACTTATCCCGTTCGTCTTCGAGAAGATCGATCATGGCTTCGCAATGGATTTTGAATTGCGTGGGCTCACCACTCCGAAGTGCGTCTAGGGCAGCATAGTAAGGGGTGCCGTGGCAATGTCCCCTGCCCCCCGGATCATATCCACGAAGCGGGCACCCTGTGCAGCTATCGCAGAACATGTCACATAAAGCACAGTCGGCGGCGGCAATTGAGGGATTTTTGCTGGTGAGATTGTCTGTCCAATGTTCGATAGAACTGGACAACGCCACAAGTATTTCTTGCTGGGTGGCCATGGTTAAAGCTCCCTATATTCTGGATAACTATAGATTACGGTCTGGTGTTCATAGATCATGGCAGCATCTCTCCGTTGAGGCCGGCTTCGGAAATAGTTGAAACAAACTTCCAGGAAGTTGGCTTTATCAAACTGTGGGCTACTTTGCTGGAGATTGCTGGCTATATCTTCAGCCAAGGTCCGGAGGGTCTGTTCTATTTCGTCGTTACTGCGCACCTTCCAATACGTATCCTGGAAAGTATGATAGAGAGCCTGCGCTGCCTCCATATAATCGCGTGGTACCCTGACAAAGTCCATTCTCCATTGCCGATGTATTTGGCAATCATCCACTCCATACAGTCCTCATAGAGTTTACCAACCCAGTAGTAGCCTATTTCGCGGTCTGCAGGCATTTCGCTGTCCCCTATTTACGGAATGATTTCAGAAGATCAACCATAGCTTGGCATTGTCGGCGGTATTCGGGGAATGCGATGGCGGCCTCTTCCCATCCATCGCATACAGAGGCCCAAGCGACGACAGCGTCTCCGTAGGGTGTCTGACGGCAATATACACCCTCTGTATGCGCTACCACCGGGCATCCCTGGCATTTCGCCTGGACAAACAGATTACACAATGGACAGTTATCCATCCCGAAGCTTGGGAAGATCGTCCAGCCATCGGCTTCGCGATTTTGCTCCCAGTGAAGGATTGCGCTTTCCAAAGCCTCGGCAATTTCCCGTTCGGTGGGCATAGTCATTCCTCCCATTCTATTTGCACTGTTGCTAGATGCTTAAAGCCCCAAAGTTCCGTGGCTAAAGATCCTATTCGATGTTTGTGGGGAGGATTTCCTGTGGGGTGGGCATGGCTAAAGCTCCTTGATTTCGGTGATTTTGGTAACTACAATGCCCCCAGGGACAAGGACTGGCATGGCTTACTTTCCTCTCTCTATTGAAATAATTTCAATAAGTCCCTCAAAAACATCATGCAATTGCATGAGACGATCGAACAGTCTATCTCTGGGCAATCTTCCCGATACTTCGTATCGGAATTTATGGATTATGCCGGATGGAACGTCATCATCATAGATAAACTCTCGCTTTTCGGGAAGCGTAAGAGTGTAGATAATGTCATACCCATTTAAATCCTGTTGGGTGTCTGGGGAGTAAAATGGCTTTGCCATAGTTCTAGTCCTTTTCTAGTTAGGTCTAAGTCATTTCAAGATTAATCTGTACCATATCCGGGTGGCTTGGATCATTGGCCTTAAGCCACTGATGCAGGTATTTGGCTGCGGGGGTGTTGAGTTCTTCGCAGGACTTTAAAAGACGATATTCCTCCAGTTTTTCGTGAAACAGGAGTTCTTGCAAAACGATTTTACCGATATCCTTACTGGCGTCTTCATTCAGGATACTCCTGAGTACATGTCGAATTGTCCGTCGATAGTTGTAGTTCATAATTTTAGCCCCCCTAGGATGAGTTATAGGTCAGGGTAGTCGGCGTAATAATCTCCGTCTCTAGCTTTTCGTCGGTCTCTCATGCAATTTTTGGAAAAAAGCGAGCAAGGCTAAATAGCGCTCATAGTAAAGAAAACTATCACGATAATTCTCGCCGTAATTTTGCTCATAACCCCAAATATCTACCTGTGGTCCATTAAATTCATCCCAATCATCAAATGACCAATCGTCGCCGCGTGCCTCGGCAGCCATCCACACATTATCATCCCAGGATGGGGTTCCGGTGTCCTGGCAATCTTCTTTCAGAGCCTGATGGAGGATGGCCCGGTGCTGCATCCGCTGTCGTTTGCGGCAAAGCTTTTTCTGGAGCTTCTTTTGGGCAGCAGTTTCCCACATCCCGCCATCGGGAGAGTATAGATAACTAACGGTTTGGCCGTCTCGGACAGTTCTGGACATTTTGTAAGCTCCCTGTTTCTTAAATTAATTCTTGCAGAACATTGGTCAGATCAGATCATCGCTAGTTGGGGGTACGTTTCTCTTCGGCCCTGTGTTTGATGCATTTTGATGTAGTCATCTCGGGTATCCTTGATAGTTTCTGTAAGCTTGGAACTAACCACGCCAAACTCAACTTGATTAACGAATGGCCTTAGTTAGGCTAATTAACCAACAATTCACCAGCCTCCCTGGAAATCTTCGATTTCATTATATCAATATTTTACCAACTAGCAAGAATAAATAGTGGAAACTAGTCGAATTTTGTAAATCCGCCCTGTGAGACTTTGTAGCGGGTAATGCCTTGGACAACTTGTCAAAGCGTATTTAGAGTAAAGGGGCGTGATTGCACTTGAACAAGAACTTTGTCGCCTATTTTCCATGTCGCAAGAAGTTCACGCACAGTCACAAGGGGTTTAACCTTAGAACAGAACCACCGGCTGTGGGGGCTTGGGTTCTGTTCCAAATTTAAGCCCCCTAGCTTTGAGGGTGCACGCGACAGGCGTTTGCCAAGAATTTGCCAGCGCACAGATATTCATCCAATTTCGGAGTATCCCCAGCCCGTCGGATGACAGGTTGCCAAAGGATACGTAAAAGTTCGGCTTCGATCGGATTGCCGCCCTTAAACGAGCGCCCGTAACTAACTTCTATCGAAACGCAGTTAGCCAAGTCCGACCTGACGGTAGCGGTATACGGGAGGCCACCGTATTCCCCACGAAAAATCAAAATACCGCTAAACTTCGCACTATCAAATGCCCCATTGCGAAATTCGCGCCAGTCAAGTTGTTCGGCAGGGTCTAATTTAGTGCCAGCTGGTAGCGCGCTATCAAGCGCCTGCTGTATACGCCGAGCATACATGTCTTTCCAGGCTTCCTCGCGCCAAGTGCAGGCGATGCCTACAAGTTGTTGCGCAAGCCAGCGATACAGAGGAATAGGATAGGGGGGTAAGAGGCTTTCTTGCATAGCTTTAACCTTTCTTCGTGGCGTTAGATTGCGGGGGCTTAGTCCCCTTCGTCTGGACCGAGGACTAAGCCGGCGGATGTGACGCGATAGCTAAGAGTCTAGCTTCAACTGTCCGGCGGGGCGTAGTAGGCTTTGCCGCTTTTGCGGATAATCCATTCGTCCAACCATTCAAGACTGAAACCTTCGGTTTTCAAGCTGGCACGTTGTTCCGCGGTGTAGTTGTTCCAATTGGCAAACAAAATGCCTTTTGGGCCTGCCGGACCATGGCCCGGTTCGCCGTAGGTTTTGGCCCAAAAGGCCTTCTTCTCACCAAGAACAGCTTCAGATAGTGTGGACATGACTTTAACCTTTCTTTGGGGGTTTAACTAGGCCCTTGGCTAGGTTAAGCCTCCTAGGCCGCATAGTCCGCATTGGCCAAAAACTGGCCGTCGATGTGGAAATGCCAGTCAGCAGACGGCCCGTCGGTGATACGCATCACGTCTTGGTTCAGGATTTCAGTGAAAATTTCGGCAATATAGCTTTTGATCTGGTTCCGGTTCCGGCCGCTGACGGTCAGGCTAAAACCTTGGGTCAAGTCTGACCGGACGGTAACCTTGTGGTAGGTCCAAGCGACATAAAACCCATCCATCATGTGGTGATAGCCTACAATGAAGGTCAACTTACCGTTCCATTTGCCGGCTTTATTTATATGCTCGGCTGGTATCAACTGGGTGCCGGCATCAAAGCCGGCACCCGAGGGAAAGACGTTGCTCAAAGCTTCGCGAATGCGGCGCTCATACATATCAGACCAACTGACTTTTCCTTCGGGGGTGGGCTTTTGGACCTTGCTCCAGCCCTCAAGCTGCAGTGCCAGCCATTGGTAGAGCGGGATGGGTGTATTGGACATAGCTTTAACCTTTCTTTGGGGGTTTAACTAGGCCAAGGACTCTAGGCCCTTGGCTAGGTTAAGCCTCCCGTCACCTAGGACCGCATAAGATCATCCAGCAGATCAGAAACATTCTCTGGGGGCTGCCCCTTTCCACGCTCCGCCTTGATTTCGGCGATCTCTCGGGCGATTGCATCTTTGGAAGCCCATTGCCGAAGGGTGTCTTTCTTGGCCTTGGCCTCTGCCGGGGTATCTGCGCCGGCTTTTGCATATTTGTCCAAGTATTCCTTGATGGCTTCCGGTGACTTCCTTGGGTACGGCGAGTGATTGCCATCACAGATACGCACCATCGCAGTATATAACAGATCGCTGCTATCGACTTTGGCGGCAGTTTCGCGCGGTTTAGTCCAATTTCCGGAAAGCAGAGTGTCCAGGGTGTCCAAGACATTAGCTTTCTTGGCTTCGGCCGTGCTTCCGGCGGGAAGGGCCGGAATAAGCTTATTCTTAAGGCCGTGGTAGAGGGCAAGAGTGATAATCTCTTGCGAGAGATCACCCAGATTAAGCACGGCTTGAGTGCCATCGCCAAAGCCGATGGCAAGGCAATTGTTTTCCGGCGCGGGGGTGATATTCACATCTTCCCCACGCTTCCGGCGGGATGTCTCTTGAGCGGCCATTTTGATCTCCTTGTTTCTGAGGAATTTTAGGCAGAAGCCTAACGCGTGTCAACTATTTTTTAGGTCGTCACGGCTTTTCCTCTATTAAGGGGCGTCAGTCCTTCGCAATTTGCGTAAATCGGTCAATCTGTCCCTGCACCCAAGCCACAGGGTTAGATAGTAGCTTGTCAGACAAGTGAGCGCCGCCAATCACCAGCGTTTTGTCGCGGGGGTATTCTAGCCGATCGGCTAGGGTGTCAAAATAAGCTTGCGGGTTATCGTGGCTAAACCCAGGCGCCCAAGCACCAGCCCATTCCGCGTCGTAGGTGGCCAGCATGTATTGCCTAGTTAAGTCGTGATGAATGCGTCTATCAAAGCCGGAGCTTGTAAGCACGTAGCAAGCCGTAGCTAAGTCCAAGGGTTTAGTGTTAATTTCCGTAATTGGAATAAATTCACCCTTTTTCCGATCGCAGTCAATTCCACCCAGTACCCCGGCAACCTCAAGCGTGACTGGCCGGCTTTGCGCCAGTGCTAGGACCAAGGCGAGGATAGCTATTCCTCGCTTTTGCAGCATCCGGGCATCAAGCCCCGCCGACGATGTGCAGATTGAGACCACCCTAATAGGCGCTATATCCTCGGAGGTATGCTCAAAACGTCGCATGGGCGTGGGACTGCCCATTAAATAATCTGGGATAGCTGGCCAGCCACCGCACGGCGCCCTGTGAATGCTGCGGAGTGGCGTTTCCAGGGACGCGGATAGTTTACTTAGAAGCTTTTCAGCCGCTGGGACCAGCGAGGCATCCCCATTAAGCGCTTTGCGGTAGGTGTCATTCGCACTTTCGCCGTTGTACCAATCGGTCGCCCGAGGCTTTTTGTGCGGGCAGTCCTGCCAAGCTTTAGCGAGTGCCGCCACGCTGGGATAGCGCTTAATCATCTTATGGGCCTTTCGGGACTTCGCGGATTTCCACCGCCACCCTGGATGCATATTCCGCCAGCCGTAGCGCATCCTGCTGTTCCTGGCTAAGCCCGGCCTGCGCCGTCATTTCGACAACTTCGCCGGCCGTAAAGTCTTGCAGCAGCAGACTAATTCCCGAGAATGTCATCCGTGGTGTGACTACCACCCGGAGACCTTGCTCGCTAACCCGTCGGCGGTGGCCTTGCACAAATTTAGCCCAAATAATCCCAATTTCACCCGCCATTTGCCGGGCAATCTCCGTCTCTAGCTTTTCGTCGGTTTTCCATTCGATCTTCGGAAAAAATCGATCAAGACTGGCGGCGTCTAGCTTAGCCCGGCCGACATACTCATGTGTAGCGCCGTGCCCCCAAGTATTCGCGCAAGCGATAACTACGCAATCCGGATGCCGGTGGAAAATACCGTCGGGAAAACTCGCCACCCCGTTAGCTAGTGCCGCATTTAGCGCCAGCAGGGCTTGCGGATGCCAGCTATCGATTTCATCCGCCACGTAAATGCCGCCGTGGACAAATGCCCGGCGAAAATTGGTCTCGGCAACAGCGCCAGCGGCATCTCTAAATCCCAAGACCCTATAATCCGCGTCAAGGGCGCCGTCAAAACAAAAATCCAGACCTAAAGCTTTGCTTACGGCTTCGGCCGCGCTGGTTTTGCCCGAGCCAGCCGCGCCAGTAAGCCATATATTGAGCCTATTGCCTTTGTGATCACGGGCGCCACATGCCCTCAAAAGAGCAGGGAATTGCGCATGCTGCAAGCCGACGCTAATCTCGCCGCCTGTCGGGGACTTGACCGTGATCATACGTGGGGGCAGCCGGGCATCAATATACGCGGTAGCGGCCTTGCAAGTCTGAGCCACTACGTCAGCCATGCCGTCCACCAGCTGCCCTTCAAGCGCGTGCCGCATATCAGCATGAGCGCGTGCTATATCCGGCGTCAGCAGGGTAAACACGCGTGCAGTTACGACGGCAATGTCAACCGCGGCAGGGGAGTTGGGAGCGGTCTCGGCAATCTGCACACTCTCGGCAATCTGCACACTCTCCACAGTCTGCACAGCTGGTCGAGGGGCATCTGGTGCCGCAAAAGCGGCTAGATCCGCCAGCAATGCCGAGGCCGGAGCGGCTGCCCCCCGCGCGCGTATCAGTGTGGCGCGGTAGCTCGGGACTAAATAGGCCTGTGCCAGTGTCCTGGCGCGTGTAGTTACTGTCGCCTCCAGCGGCAAACCCGCGCTGATTAGCCACTCCCGGACGGCGCCACGGGTCTGCGACCTGTGCGTAATGCGATCAGCAAGGTTGGCAATATCCGCCTCGCCCGCGCCACTATCTGGAGCTACCCCCAGCAGCCTAGTAGCAAGCCCCGTGGCCTCGGCATTTTGCATCTATTTATCCCCCCCCCCCTAAAGAGCGTCCCCTCACGCGGTTTGCGCTGTCCGTGTCCGCTCTTCAATACACATCCATTACCCTAACTGCCCGCGCGTGTAAAGCCTCTTGTGGCCACCCCTATACGATTTTGGCTAGTATGCCCTTAGCTAGGGGGGGGTTTGCGTATGATTTAAAGAAAATTCGTCACACTGCATTTGTAACAAGCAAACTTGTGACTTAGTTGTGATTTATTTTCTTGCAAAGTTAGCTAGATCGAGGCAGATTAGGAACTGCGAATTGGTTCGCGGCTTAGTTAGCGGAGAATTACCTATCATGATCGATACGGCAGCATTTCTTTCAGCATTGCGCATGGTGCTGACTGCGGATGATGATAAGACCCAGCAAGTCTTTGAGTGCGTGCAGTATGTCGAGCATATGTCGGAGCAGTTGCAGGCCCTGGGTCAGGAAGAGCGCAGCCAGCTAGGGCTTCCTACACTGTTCCAGGGGCTGGTGAAGTTCCAGGGGCTGATAAAGAGCTTGCGTAGCTAGCGAGATCGGCTATAACGGGCGGCAGGGGGAGGTGATTATCATGAATTTACAGCAAGCCAAAGCTATCGTCGCCCTGACCGCGCGTCTAGTGCTGGATAAGTACGATGTCGTCGAGGGGCAGATACTGGCCTATCGTCGTAGGGCCTCGGCGGTAATTGCGAAGCGCGTGGAGGGCGTTAAGGACCGCCTGTATAGCTTCCTGGAGCGGTCCCGCAGGGCTACTAGGGGGCGGCAGGTGTGGGCAGTTAGCCTAGGGGGGTGGATGCGTATCTAGGGCCTCGTAGGGGGCATGGGGACCGGTCTAATTGGCCCATGCCCCCTAGGACCGTAGTCGACTAAGGACGGGCGCAGTTGCCCGTAACTAGGGACGCTTAACCGCGGGCCCGCGGCGCTCGCGGCTTGATTAGCTTAGCTTAACTAGCGAGATTGGCTAGACTGGGGTAGGGGGGCTAATTTGGAGTTTGGGGGTAGGGTGGCGGGGGTCGGTTGCGTTCCCCCATACTTGGCGATTTCCCAATTTTGGGTAATTCAAATTAGCCTCGCTAGTTATCTCAGGAACTGTTTCATATTAATTAGAAGCTGTATTAGACCAACTGGCATGAATTAGACTAGCTGGCAGAGTTATACCCACCTCCGGCGGGCCAAAGCTTGCGCGGGAACTGCCGGAATTGCGCGGGGATTGTGCATTATAACTAGCAGTTTCCGAAACCGCGCGGGACTTGTTCGGCGGGAATTGCGGCTAATTCTTTAACCATACTAGGTGATTGCGGCAATTCCGGTAACTGTTGAGCTACTCCAGGTATTTGCAAACTATAGAACTAGCTGGAACTATCTAGAACTATCCCGAACTATCCCCGGCTCCGCCGGGCTCCGCGGAAATTGGGTGGAGTTATTTATATTATTACAGCTGTCGGTTTCGGAATTATGGCAATTATGGCAATTATGGCAATTATGGAGCTATACCCGTCTTCGACGGGGTTTTAATTCTAGCTTGGATAAGATTAGCCTTGCTAACTGCGGAATTTCATGCTACGATAAATCGTTGGTTTGCGGGGGACAGCGCGTGCTAGTTAGAGGCTCCTAATTATCTCAAAGTTTGGCGTGCCTAATTATCCCGGAGTTTAGCATGCTTAGTTTCAATTCGGGTTTAGCATGACTAGTTTCAATATAAGCACATGGCAAATGCGCCAGTTAATTAAATGCAAAAATTCATATGAACGCGCCGTAAGCTCTGCTAAGGTTCGCAAGCTCACCAAGCGCCGCTAACTAAATCTGACAATTCCAAACGGAGCGCAACTATGATCCGCCACCACGATCCCGATGACTACCCAATTGAATTCCACATAATCCTAGAAAAACTGCAAACTACCTCCCGCGCTAAATTTGCTTTCTGCCTCTCCCGCCCGCATTTGGAAAATACACATCGCTATTGGAAATACTTCCTGGAAACTATCAGAACCCGTCCCGATCACATCTGGTACCCGCTAATCAAAACCGCCTGGAGACTTCGCGTCAAACAAGTATGGGATGAAACTACCCAGTCCGGTTATCTGGCCATACTGAAAATAGATAACCAAATGGTCGATGCAATAATCGACCAAACCCTTCGCGAATTCCCCTAATCAATTGACATTAAACCCTCTGGCATGGCATACTCAGCTAAATCAGCTAAGGAACCTTCCCATGCCCGCTAAAGATGATCTGCTTAACCTAGTTCTCAAACTTCCCGAAGCTTCCCATGAAACTTATGCTGAATTGCTGCATTTGCCGCAATCTTGGGTAAGCTACATGCTAAACAGCAATGGTTTCCAGAACCTAATCTACAAAACCCGCTCGGAGGCTTCCTAAATGCCCCCGAAAACAGCAGTCTCACTTGTCCCCGCAGCTATTCCCGCAACTTCCCGGCAAGAAGCACTGGCTACTGTGTACAGACTGGCCTTGTTGGGGCTTGCCGATGCCGAAATCGGAGCTTACTTCGGAGTTAGCGAGGCTATTTTCAATTCCTGGAAGAAGCGCACGCCGGAGATAACTACCTACCTATCCCAAGGCCGCGTAGAATCCGACGGTAAAGTAGCTCTGGCACTCTATAATCGGGCAATCGGCGGAGTTAAAACCACTACCAAAACAGTTACCGACAGCGAAGGTTCCATAACTGTCACCGAAACTAGAGAAGACGTCGCCCCAGACACAGCAGCAGCTACTTTCTGGCTGAAAAATCGTCGTGAAGTTAGCTGGCGGGACAAGCAGCAAATCGAACACGACGTCAAACTAACCTGGGCCGATCTAGTAACCAAAAGCTACGAAGACCCAGAGTTAGTTGATATAACTCCCGTGGATAATTCCACAGACCTGGATAGTATAGCAGACTCCTTGGAACTAGACCCCTTCCAACCTATCTCAAAAGACTGGGATAAGAAATGAGTCTACCAGCAATTGCCAAACTCCGGGCCTGGCGCGATGATCCAGTAGTTATGGTCCGGGAACTCTTCGGAGTAGAACCTGACGACTGGCAGGCGGAAGTTCTCCAAGCTTTCCCAAAAAACCAACGCATAGCTATGAAGGCTTGCAAAGGCCCCGGAAAGACAGCCTTGTTGGCCTGGTTGGCTTGGAACTTTCTACTAACCCGTCCCATGCCCAAAGTTGCGGCTACCTCAATCAGCAAGGATAATCTATCTGATAATCTATGGGCCGAAATGGCGAAGTGGCAGGAAAATTCTCCACTACTAAAAGAGATGTTTACTTGGACTAAGACCAGAATTAGCCACAAGGAATACTCCGAAACTTGGTTTATGACGGCGCGAACTTGGAGTAAAACTGCCGACAAAAGCCAGCAATCGGACACCCTGGCTGGGCTGCATGCCGATTTTATCCTATTCCTTCTGGATGAGAGCGGCGGTATCCCGGACGCAGTTATGGCTACTGCCGAAGCTGCCCTATCTTCCTGTAAAGAAGGGCATATTATCCAAGCCGGTAATCCCACCATGCGAGAAGGCCCGCTATACAGAGCTACCACCGATGAAAAACACCTCTGGTATGTTGTGGAAATTACCGGAGACCCCGAAAGCCCGAAGAGATCCCCTCGAATTAGCGTGCAGTGGGCCAATGAGCAGATTGAAAAGTATGGCCGTGATAATCCCTGGGTGCTAGTCAATGTGTTTGGGCAATTCCCGCCGCAATCCCTGAATGCCTTAATAGGGCTACCGGAACTGGAAGCTGCCTCAAAAAGATACTACAGAGAATTTGACATAGGAGTAGCTGCTAAGGTTCTTGGGATTGACGTAGCTCGCCACGGGGATGATGAGAGCGTAATCTGCAAGCGCCAGGGTGTTCAATGCTTCGGATTTTTGGATTATCGCGGACTGGATAGTACCCAAGGGGCTGAGGTTACCATTCGCGAATGGGATAACTGGGGTGCAGACGCCTGCTTTGTAGATGATACCGGCGGGTTTGGCGCCGGCTGGCTAGACCAACTCCGTAACCTTGGAAAGTCCCCAATCGGAGTTGGTTTTGCTACTAAGGCTGGCGATGATACCCGTTACGCCAATAAGCGAGCGGAGATGTACTTCCAAGCTATCGAATGGGTCAAACGTGGGGGCGCTCTTCCTTACAATAAGAAGCTCTTCGATGCGCTTTCGGCTACTACCTACACTTTCAAGGGCAGTAAACTTATTCTGGAGCCTAAGGACGTTATTAAAGGCAAACTTGGCTACTCCCCGGACCACGCAGATGCGTTTGCCCTAACTTTCGCTTTCCCCGTAACCGCTCGCAGGAAGTCAGCCGCTAGAAGTGGGTGGCATAAGTTTGACTACGACCCATTCGACGGGCATGATGATAAATATTCCACAATCTGGTAAGGAGTTCTAATTATGGGTGGTGGATCTACTCCCGCAGCACCTGCCGCAGTTTCGCCTCCGCCTATCCCGGCTACGCAAGCTAGTGCGCAAGTACAGGCTGCGGGTTCTGCTGCTGCACAAAGAGCCGCTGCTGCTGCGGCTGGTGGTATGGGTTTTAGTGACACTTTGGGCGGAACTTCGGCTCAAGGCGTCACCGGGACTACTGCAACTGCCGCTAAAACTCTCCTGGGGCAATAGGTTATGGCTGAAGATTTCAGTTCCGCCCCTTACGAACATATGAGCCCCACGCTACTGGCACAACAGCCCCTAACTTTGGGTAATCCCGCCCCAGCGGGTAAAGATTGGCCTGCTATCTATGGGGCTTGTGAATCTCGCTTGGGTATGCTTCGCAGTTGGCGCTATAGTTGGTGGGCCTATTGGGCAAGTTTGGCAGAATACATTCTCCCGCGCCGGTATCACTGGCTAGTGGTTGCCAACAGGATGACCCGAGGCAGCCCAATTAACCAGAGTATCGTGGATAGTACAGCTACCCTGGCTATGCAGACATGCTCCAGCGGACTTTGGACCGGGCTAACTAGCCCCTCGCGACCCTGGTTCAAGCTCGGTAATAGTTATGACCAGCTTGATCGGGATGGGAAGTATTGGATCGAGGACACAGAAAGGAAGCTTTATACTGTACTGGGCCAATCTAATTTCTATACAACTATGGCCCAAGCTTTCCAAGATGTTACTACATTCGGTACGGCTCCCATAATTATCTATGAAGATGATGAGGATGTAATTCGCTGCTATGGTTCGTGCGCGGGAGAATACTATCTCGATGTCGGAGGCCGGCTCAGTGTCGATGCCTTTTACCGGGAGTTCACACTGAACACAGCGCAGATAGTAGAGATGTTTACCCTGGATAATTGCCCGCAGCAAGTTAGAACTGCCTGGGAAACTGGGGGAGCAAGTTTGTCATTGGAGCATGTGGTTGCGCATGCTATTGAACCTAATGCCCCAATCAGTTCCAAACGGGGTACTGGTGAGACTGCTTCAGTAACTGTGGTTCCCGGCCATTTCCCCTGGAGAGAGGTATATTGGCTAAAGGGGGTTAAAACTGACCGAGAACTGTCCAGGCGGGGTTTTAACGAACGCCCGTTCATGGCAGCCCGCTGGTCTACAGTTAGCAATGATCCCTACGGGCGTAGTCCCGGTATGGATGCTCTTGGAGATATAAAACAGCTTCAGCAGGAAACTCGCAGGAAGGCGGAATTACTTGAAAAGGTAGTTAGACCTCCGATGGGGGCTGATCCAGAATTGAAGAATGAGCCTAGTTCGATCCTCCCCGGCCAGATTACCTACATGAGCACGGCTGGCGGTAGAAAGGGCTTCTTCCCCTTGTTTGAAGTTAACCCTCAAGCCTTGCAACCGATTGTACAGGATATTAAGGAGATCCAGGATCGGATTAAGAAATGTTTTTTCACAGACATCTTTATGGCAATTAGCCAGATGGAAGGTGTGCAGCCCAGGAATGAGTTGGAGCTAACTAAGCGAGATCTGGAGCGTCTTCAGATACTTGGGCCGTTTATTGAACTGTTTGAGACAGAGTTCGCCGGACCGGCCATTACCAGAGTATTGTCAATTATGCGGCGCCGGGGGATGCTACTCCCATTGCCGGAGTCTTTGCACAATGTTCCGCTGAAGATTGAGTACATTTCAATTCTAAAGCTGGCGCAAAGGGCTACTGAAACCGTAGCTATGAAAGATACCCTAGGCATGGCTGGTAGTATGAGCGCCGCTGCCAAAGCTGCCGGAGTTCCCGATCCCCTGCGTATTTTCAATCTGGACGCCGCAATGCGCAGGTACGCAGATATGAGTAGCTTCCCTGCCGATGCTTTGTACACTGCGAAGGAGGTGCAGGAACAGGACGCCGCCCGGCAGAGTGCTCAGGCTAAGCAGCAGGCAATTGCTCCAACTATGGCCGGGGTACAGGCTGCTAAGACACTTAGCGAAACTAATGTGGGTGGAAATTCTGCACTGAATGCATTACTCGGAATTCCGGGAGGACAATAAGTATGTCTGATCTAACTGAGGGTGAAATCTTCTCCTGTATGGTGGAGAATTTTAAGAAGGCAGCTAGTTGCTGTGATAGACTGGTAAAGCTGCCTGTCATGGGGCAGGCATATGGGGAATTGCGAAAGTCCCTTAAACTTATCGAAGGATGCTGTCGCCAAGTTGGGCATTGGCGAGAAGACTCTCGCTGGTTCCCTCTGGGAATTGCCATGGAGATGGCACACGAAAAAGCTGGTGGATGGCTCCGTGGCAGGCGGCCCCGCAAGTTGTTTGGGATGCTTGGAGATAATTTGCGCCTAGGAGCTAACTTGGCCGAGCATCTTCGGCACGATAAAACCGGAATTAAAGGGGCGATCCTCCCCCCGGCCAGTATTACCTCAAAACAGCACGTACAGTCCACTGGTATGCTGCACTAGGAGTTCCCATGGAAGACGAACAGTTGGAACTATTTGACGAAGTTTCAGACGACCCGGAGGTGGAAACCCCAGACGCTGGAAGTCGTTCAGGTGTCAATAAGGCGCGGGAGAAGGCTCGCCTGCGGGAACTGGAGACACTTGAGTTCTGGAGAGCTATTATGGGGCACCCCACCGGCCGGGGAATTGTCTGGGGGCTCTTGCAAGATGCGGGAACTTTTGAAGAGCGGTTCGCAACTGGTCCTAATGGGTTTCCGCAGGTTGAGGCAACTTGGTTCCACGCCGGCCAGCAGGCTTTTGGGCTTAGATTATACCTGCATCTTTTGAAGATAGTTCGCTCGGAGGTAGCTACGATGCATGATGAGCTTGACCCGAGATTTTCAAAGGTTAACATCAAGATGAGAGGTATGAAATGACCGACGTTGCTGAGGCTCCTGCAGAAGTTACGGTAGAAGTTCCCGCAGTTGCGGTTGAGACTGCTGTGGTTCTGCATACCGAAGTTCCCTCTCTCCTTGAAGGTGTGGGGCAAACTCCCGAAGTTACCAAGCCCGCCGAAGTTGCGGCAGAGCCTGCTGACGTTAAAGCGGAGCCGGTTGGGGCTAAAGAAGATGCCAAGCCGGTAGATCCTGTCTCTGAGGTTAAAGTCACCGAGCCGGTTAGTCTGGCGGATTACAAGTTCGAGCTGCCCGGAGGGGTTGAGCCCGATCCGGCCTCTATGAGTATCTACCGAGATGTCCTAACTAAGCACAATATGTCTGCTGAAGTTGGGCAGGAATTGCTTAATCTGCATGCTACGGCAATTGCCAAACTTGGCACTGATACATTGGCCCAGCAGCACGCCTCTTTTGCAGATGTTAGGAAGACTTGGAGAACCCAAGTTATGTCCGATGAAAAGATCGGTGGAGCGGGCCATCAGACCGCAATGAGTGCTATTGCCCGAGTTCGGGATATGGCGGTTCCGGCAGAAGATCGGGCGGCTTTTGACGACTTTCTTCGGGTAACTGGGGCTGGGGATCATCCGGCTTTTCTCAAGGCTTTCCATAACCTTGCCCGAATTTATGATGAGCCGAAAATCCCCGCTGTTCGCGGAACTCCCGCTCCGCAGCCTAATACTCCGGCTAATCGTCGGGGAGTTTTGTATAATCATCCCACCTCTACCCAAAGCGGGCGTTAACTGCCCAGTATAGAAAGGACTTAGTATATGGCTACCGGCAGTTGGCTCTCTCTTGTCGATTTGACTACGCGCCAAGATCCGCATGGCAAACAGGCGTATATCGCCGAAATGCTCAGTCAGAGCAATGATTTGTTTGATGATTTGCCTTGGATTGAGGCGAATGAGACTGGCGGGCATAGTTTCGTATTCCGAACCAGTATCCCGGCCGGCAGTTGGGCTCAGTACAATATGGGCGTGCCCTACTCCAAGAGCACTACGTCCAAGTCTCGTGTTGGCATTGGCATGCTGCGAGATTACTCGCAGGTCGATAAGACGCTGGCGATGGACTCTGGGGATGTTGAAACTTTCCGCGAACGGGAAGATGTGGCGTTCCTTGAAGGTATGTCGCAGACTATGGCCCAGACTTTCTTTTACGGAAATTCTGTGGCTAATCCCGCTCAGTTTATGGGATTGGCTGGCTTCTACAATACTGTCAGCACTTCCAGCGGCGCCCAGAATGCCACCAATGTTTTGGACTGCGGCGGAACTGGTTCCAGTAACTCCAGTATCTGGCTGGTGTGCTGGGGTGAGCGCACTATCTTCGGGCTCTACCCGCGTGGCTCCAAAGCTGGTCTGGTTATGGAGGATAAGGGCGATGTAACTCCGGGTTATGATGCTCTGGGTAATCGCTTTGAAGCTTACACGAGTTTGTTTGAACAGCATGCTGGTCTGTGCCCGCAGGATTGGCGTTATGCCGCCCGCGCGGCTAATATCGACGTAACTGCGGCTGGTCTCGCTGGCCCGAATGCTGTTGATATCTTTGCCAAACTGGCGCAGATGATGTTCCTCCCCCCGCATCTTGGTAAGAAGACCAGCGGCATTACCAAAACTGACGCTGTGGAAGATCCGTCCCCCGGTATTCGCCCGACGTTCTACTGCAACCGGACCATTCGGCACTACATGGACTTGCAGGCTATGCGCCAGCGAAATGTTCTGCTGCATCTGGAAGACTACGCCGGTATGCCCTGCGATACCTATCGCGGTATTCCCATCAAGATCGTTGACCAGCTTACCACCACCGAAGCCCGCGTCGTCTAAGCGCGCTAACTAGGAGTTCAAGATAATGCGCATCGACTCGCAGCTTAGTTTTGTCCCGATCGGCGGCAATTTGTCGCTTATCGGAGCGGCTGGGATCTCTATCCCGTCCATCAATACCCTGGACCTTCTTGGGCAGGGTGTGGGAACTCCTCCGGCCAATATCATCGGCAACGCGGCGGTGTTCGGAATGGATGTTGGTATCGGCGGGAATAAGCCGCTGGTTCAGGTTAACATCGGAATTACGGCCACCACTTCTACGGCGGCTACTCTGAATGTGGCGTTCCAGGCTGCGGCGGACCAGGGTGTTTCTGGCAGTTATCAGCCCAGCACTTGGAACACCTTGGTTGAAACCGGCCCCATTGCGGTAACTGCCCTGACCAGCGGAGCTATTCTGGCCCGGTTCGACTTCCCGCCGAGTTTTCCAGCCGGCCTCAATCCGCGCTATCTGCGGCTGTTGTTCCAGGTTCCGGCGGGTACTTCTTTCACCGCTGGGACTATCTCCTCGGCTATTGTCACGCTCGCCCGTGATGACTACTCCGAGAAATTTGCCTCTCGCAATTATACGGTGGCTTAAGATGGCGATTGTGCAAGAACCCCCGAAGGACTTCGCTAAAACTGCGGAGTTTCGTGAAGCTGTCAAACTGGCCGTGGACGAAGCTATTAAGAACACCATTGGTGCGCTTCCGGCTAATTCGGAAAAATCTTCCCCGGAACTTCAGAAACTTTTTGAAACGATGGCGCTTTCGATTGCAGCCATCTCTGATCAGGGTACGGAGAAGGTCCGGGTTCCGCCGGACGTTTTGGTTAAGCGACAGGCCGCGCGGGAATTGCTGTTCGATTTGGTGGACAAACTCCAGGAAAGCCGGGAAGTTGCCCTCTACACGCTGACGAATAAGGTCTATTTGGATGAAGTCCTTGTGGAACCTATTTGGATTGACAGTCAGAAGAAGCAGCGGGCCACTGAGATCGGATGGTCGGGGATCCCCAACGAAGCTATGATCCCCGTCAATGATAAGGCCAAGGAAATCTTTGCTGCGTTTACCGACAGTATCGGAGCTACGGCGGAAGTTGTGCAGTTTAAGCCGCTCCGAGTTACCTCCGGCGGCTTGGTCATTCACGGGGATACTGGGAATGAAGTTATGACGGGAGTTTTGCCGGAGCAGCCTGGCCGAGCCCCCGGTTCCCATGGTGTTGGTCTTAAAGTTGCTGGAGAAGCTGCCGCTTCCGGCGCTTTGCGGGTTCTTGGAACTCTGCACGAACCTGCTCGCAAGATTAACTGAGGCGTATGAATATGGGACTTCCGGCTCCATTGGGTGTACTTGCCTCCGGCACCCCAGCTACTGGAGATGCTGCCAATGCAGTTATCTCGGGTACGTTCGCCTCAGTTGGGCCGGGAGTTCCATTCACTTTCCTCGGCCCATATAATCTTCTGATTTGGTGCAATTACAATACCAGCCTTACCACTACGGCAGGAACCCTTAACTTCACAGTAGCCAGTGCTGGTACGCTAGCCCCTGGGGTGGCTGTTAATGGGGTTAATGTGCCGCCGGGGTCTACGGTCGGAACTCTTACCGGAACTAGCGGTACGCTGGCCTTGCCGGCGATTAGTTTGACTGGGAATGTATACTCCGGCAGCAGTTCTATTTCGGGGTTGGTATCTACGACTGGTCTAATTGGTGCCACCGCCGTAGGGGCGGGTATCCCGGCAGGGACTACGATTACCGGAATTCTTCAAGCTGCTACCTTCAATGCCGGAGTTCTAATCCCCGGAACAGCTATCATGTCAGCTTCAGCTACAGTTACCGCGATCGGAAAAGCAGTCTCTTTTGCTCTGGCCGGTTCCAGCGTCCTGTCTGGTACAGATACCAACGCCAGCTTTACCGGAGCGCCCATTGCCTATAGCGGCTCAGTTCAGCTTGAGCGCAGTTTTGATGGCGGCTCTACCTGGATCGTTGGCAATGTTGGTGGGCAGGGCAACTTGGCGGTCTGGAATTTGGGAACACCAATTTCTCTGTTGTCCGGGGAAGCTGAGAATACTGTCCTACTCCGCCTGAACTGCACCAGCTTCACCAGCGGACCCATCAATTACAGGATCAGCGAGACAGGCTCGGCAGCTATGTCTCTTGCGATCTCCTCGGCAGTTTAACGGAAGGGCATTCTATGACTAACTCCTACCAACCCCCTGGCGTAGTTTTGACCAGTCTTACGGGTACGGAATTTGTTCTGGTGGATAATGGCGGTCCATATGATACCGTAGCTACCTCTGAGCAGGTTGCCAATTTGATCCTAGCTGGCGGGCAGGCGTACACTACGAATACCGCTACCGCTGGGGTGACTCTGACCACGGGTAATGTCTACGCGGGGCAGATTGAAACCACGCTGAACCTTACCGGAACTCTGGGTGGTGCGGCTAATGCCCAGTTGCCTACGGCTCCCAGCCTTTTCTCGGCTATCCAGAACTCTGCGGCTGGGAATACCTACAAACTGACTGTCATCAACAGCAGTTCCGGGGCTTATGCCTGGACTGTAACTACGAATACGGGCTGGACCTTAGCGGGAACTATGACCATCGCCCAGAACACTACCCGATCGTTTTATGTTACGCTGACTTCGGCGACTACGGCAACTCTGACCAGCGTCGGAACCGGAACTTATTCGTAATTGCTTCAATGAGGGGATTAATCATGCGCAATATGTCTAAAATCGCTCTGGCTGCGCTGCTTTGTGGCGTCGGGGGCTACTACAGCGCGGACGCCTACGCCCAGTATCAGAATTATGTCGCAGTGGTTCCTATGGTAGGGACTACCGATCTGTTTAATGATGTTGTCGGCGGTGTGGGTACTGTTCCCAGCAAATACGCCACGGCTGCCCAGATTGCCGGAGTTCCTGGCTATATTAAGTTGGCCCCTTCGACCGGCTTTACCCAGGCGTTCGGCAATTCGACCATGGACCTGATCCTTAATCCGGCAGGTACGCTGGCTACGGGAACTGTCACCCTGTCGGCGCTCCCCTCAGACGGCCAGGTTAACTGCGTGTTTTCGTCGCAGATTATCACTGCTCTGACTGCTAGTGTCGTAACCGGGCAGACTATCAACAATGCTGTAACCGCTCTCGGCGCCGCTGGCAAGGCTTGCTATACGTATTCGCAGAGCACTGGCGCCTGGGATCGCAGTTAAATGCCTCCGGTTAGCCAAGCGCAGCGAAAGCTGATGTATGCGGCAGCCTTTAAGACGGATGGTGTCGATGGGGTTCCACAGAAAGTTGGGGAAGAGTTTGCCAAGTCTGATGAAGGTGGCAAACTACCTAAGCGCAAGAAATCTGTGCTGTATGACAAGTCTAAATAGTCTTGACCTCTTGTCGCGGAGTTTTCCTATGGCCGATGAAAAGCCCAAGAAAAATAAAAAGTGGGTCCAAGCCGCTACGGAAGGCGCTCACGGGCAGTTTGCGGCTAAAGCGAAAGAAGCCGGCGAGACTACCCGAGAATTTGCTGAGGGCCGTGAAAATTCTCAAGGCAAATTGGGGAAACAGGCGCGATTGGCGGAAACTTTGATGGGATTTAGCAAGAAACCCCGCCGATCTGCCATTCTGTATAATAAAAAGGATTGAAGATTATGGCTGACGAGGCTAAAGAACCCCGAAAAGAGGATATGGGCAAGGCTCGTCGGCGTAGTCCGTTGTACGAGAAAGCCGAAAGTAGTTCTGAGAAGAAAGACAAAGGTACGGGAACTAATGAGCGGGATTTGGATAAGTCCCCGGCTAAGAAGCCCGCTGAAAAAGAGACTGTTGCAAAACTAGCTGGCCCGGAAACTCGGCACAAAAGCGAACGGGTAGAGATGCATAAGCGGCAGGAAGGCGAGCGGCGTAACTTGCACGGTGCCCAGAGAGATGAGCATAGAACTATGCACGAGCGCCAGGAAAAAGAACATGATGCTGGCGGTTCGGAAGGTGCTCATGGTGTAGTTAAGATGCATCGTAAACATGAGCATGAAAAGTCCCAGATGCAGTCCCGGCACCAAGAAGCTCATGCAGCTTTGCATCATAAGCACATGAAGGAAGGGCATGAGATGGCGGACAGACAAGAAGCCGAACTCATGACCAATCCCTCCGCCGGGCAAGTTCCGCCAGCCGGAGCTATGCCAGCAACTCCGCAGCCTACGGCACCAGCCCCTGCAGTTCCGCAAGTTCCCCAAGCTCCGGGGGTTTGATTATGTATCAAATTATGCATAGCATGGAACTTGATGATGAAGAGAAGCATGACTTCTCAGCCCCGCTTCCGGTAGATGGGCCAGAGTTCCCTTATGGGCTTAGGATCACTCTCACCGGAAATGAGTTAGGCAAACTGGATCTGGACCACAGAGATGCATTCGTCGGGGGAATTATCCACGGGCATTTTTTGGGCAGAATTACCTGTGTCTCCTGTGTCGGCGATAACTCCCGTGTAGAAGTGCAGATTGAAAATCTCGCGATTGAGTCTGAGGATGCGGAGGATGAGGATGAAGACTAAGCCCCTCATCCTGGCCCTAGTTCTGGGAAGCCTTAGCCTTCCTGCATATTCGCAGGTTCCCTACCCTTCAAGTTCTTCTCAAACTTTCGTTACTATGGGCCTATCTACGGGAACTGTAACCTCTTCCAGTTCCCAAATCCTTGCTGCCAACACCTCTCGCAAGTACCTCCAGATCCAGAATACTGGTAACTATAACAGTTATCTGAATTTCGGGGCCGCCGCGACTACCGCCAATCTTATTCTGCCGGCAGGGTCTACGCTCACTTTGGATACTGTAATATCTCGTCAAGCCCTTTACTCCATCTCCCCACTCGGGACCACACTAGTTATCGTAGAGGGGCAGTAAATGAGTAACTTGGGTGGATCTTCTGGCAACGGTTGGTCAGATCTCTGGCAAGACGGGGCGGGCGGCAACTATTTTCGTTATGTAGATTGCGGACTCGGCAATCCGCTTATTTCGGTATCTATTCCCGGCAATGTGCCTTATACGATTACTGGAACTCCAGTACCCCTCTCCGGGGCGTCTGTCGGAACTGTGGATGTCTCGGTTGGCGGAACTATCGCCACAACGCAGTCAGGGGTTTGGACTGTAGGGGTTACTCCCCCCAGTAGTTGGCCATTGTCCACAGGTGCAGCAACTGCTGCTAATCAGTCTACGGAAATTGGCTACCTTTCTGCGATTGCTTCGACTGCTAGTGGTCCAAGGGCGGTTACGCAATCGGGAACTTGGAGCACCGGACGCACCTGGGATTTGACCAGCGGGACGGACAGCGTCGCCGCCGCTCAGTCCGGGTCGTGGACTGTAGCGCTTGGCGCAGGCTCTGCGGCGATTGGGACGGTCGCGGTCACTCCGCCCGCGAGTTGGCCGCTTCCGACAGGCTCCGCAACCGCAGCCAACCAAGCCACCGAGATCGGCTATCTCTCGACTATTGCCTCGACTGCGAGCGGCCCGAGGGCGGTTACGCAAAGTGGCACATGGTCCACCGGCCGCACTTGGATGTTGGCGTCTGGCACGGACACGGTGAGCATTAATCCGCCGGGCAGTTGGCCGTTGCCCGCAGGCGCAGCTACACAGACTACGCTGGCGGCGATCCTGACGCAGCTTGGCACCCCCGCGCAGGACGGTACGGCGATTTCTGCCGCGACGTTGATGTCGGGTGGCGTTGGACTCAACGGGTGGACTTCCCAGGGAGCGTATCTGCTCGCGGCTGTTAACGCAAAGCTCCCCACACTCGGGCCGGCGACTATTGCCAACAGCATGCCGGTGGTAACTCCATTACCAGCGGCTCCTGTGTGCGGGCAGAAGGCTATCGCGGTCACAAATACAGCGGTTGTTCTGGGGAGCGGAGCCCTTACCAATGGCGTCATCATCACGGCAGCCAGCAGTAACGCCGGGACAATTTATGTCGGAGCCACTGGTGTGAACACGACATCAAGCGGCACCGGAACGGGTTATCCGCTGGCTCCGGGCACGGGGATCAGTTTCGCCGTCGCCAATCTCAGCGATCTTTTCATCAACGGAACAGCGGCCGATTGGGTCGCTTATGCGGGGAGTTGAGACATGCCGCTGTTGCCCATTCCGCCAGGCCCACCACTCCTCCCGACGGGTGTGGTCCCCGGAAGCTATACCAATGCCAATATCACCGTTAATTCTAAAGGGTTTGTAACGGCTGCCAGTAATGGCAGCGGTAGTGGTGGGGGTGGGGGTGGGGGTGGAAGTCTCCCACATAGCCACATCGGCAAGAAGGTGGTCGTCGCCAACAATACGGCCGCCACCATCACCGCGGCCTATCTGACGGCGGTCAACAGCGCGGGGGCGACCGTCGTTCTCAGTGGCGTCAATGCGACCGTGGCGACCGGGACGGTTGGCGCCGGAGGCTTGGATACGGGCAGTCTGGCCGCCTCGACTTGGTATTACCTCTATGCGATCTACAACGGCACCACGGTTTCGTCCTTGATGTCGCTGCAATCGCCCTTCAGTGGGACAGCGCCGACGCTGCCCAGCGGCTATACCTATTGGGCCTATGCCGGGCCGCTCCTCACCGATGCCGGCCCGTACTTGTACAGGACGATGCAACGTGGGTCTCGCGTGACTTATGTTAATACGGCTGGCACAAATACCATCACCCTGCCTACATTGGTTAGCTCTTCAGGCGGGGTAGGGAATATTGTCAATCCCACCTGGGTCGCCGTTTCGGTGTCTCCGTTTGTCGCTTCGACCGCGAGAATGGTGCATGTCCAGCTATTTAGTCAGTCTAACAACACAACTAGTGGAATGATGGTTGCCCCCAACAGTGCGTGCAATGTCTCTTATAACGACGGTCAAACAACGGAAGTGTACTTTACTAACCTCGTAACGTCATTCGGAATACTCACGAACGTCGTCGATGTGTCGATTTCCCTTGAGACGACCAATATCTATTGGGCGACAAGCTGTAACAAATGGTCTCAAATCGGCACTCGCGGTTATGAGGAGTCTTTGTGATGTATGTAGCGAGTGGTAATGGGAGCTACATTTCCTGCTGTTCCAACGATCACACGCCGGCTGCCGGCGAGGTGTTGTTCGACGATTTCCCCACCCCGGCCCAACTGGCCACGGCCTTTCCGGGTTATGCCGCCGCCGCCCTGGCGCAGGCGCAAGACACTCAAATTTACGCCGTATCTGCTGGATGTGCGTCGGCCATTATTGGGGGCTTTCAGTCTTCCGCGCTTGGGGCGGTCTATACCTATCCGTCAGGCCAAACCGACCAAGCCAATCTGGTGGGTTTGGTGGCTGGCGGTATTGGCGGAAAGTTCTGGTGCGCCGATGCTTCTGGAAATTGGGGCTATGTCGCACACACGGCCCCGCAAATCTTGAAGGTTCTACAGGATGGCAGCGTGGCTAAAGAGGCGCTTGTCGTTCAAAATTCTGTTCTTGCGGCTGAGATCTGCGCCGCAACCACAGAAGCCGCCGTCCAAGCAGTCGTTTGGACACTTCCGAGTTAACGCAAGTTAACAAAAACTTCACCCTTCTGGCCTCGCCACCGGAATCTCACCGTAACTCTCAACTATTTCAAAGGGGCTAGATTAAGCTTGCGGTAATTGCTAATACTGTGCAAACTTACATCTAGCCCCATTTGATGAAAGACTATGATGCGCGGTCTACCTTACTCCCTAGCGGTTTGCCTAGCCCTGTCACCAGCAGTCAGTTATGCGCAGAGCACAGTTATACAAGGCGGCCCCTGGTCCGTTGGGCATGTTCCCATGTACGCTGGCCCTGGCGGATCTACCGCATGGCAGCCTGTTGTACAAGACAGCGGAACTGCCGCTGGCGGGGCAATTGGGGTAGGTCTTTCTGAACTAGGTCTCACCGTCCGTGGCGTTGGTACCGGCCCCTTTCCCAATGGCGGAACTGGCCCTTATGGGGCCAACTTCTGCGACTACGATGGCCCAACAACTAGTGCTAATGGCTACCATTACGTCTGTCTAAGCCCCAATGCACAGGGTAGCGGTCTTTTGGAATATGGCTCCGGGGGTGGGGCGGCTCCGTTGCCGTTTACTATCATGGCCAATGGGCAGATAGTTACGCTCCCTACAAACGGCTATCTAAGCGGGCCAAATGCCTCCGCAGTTGGTGATGTAGCCTGCTGGAATAATTCCACCGGAACAGTTCTAAAAGACTGCGGAACTGTTCTGAATAACATCGCCCCCCTGTCTATTTCCAATGCTTACCTAACGAACTCTGTTATCACATTCGGAGGGCAGGTAGTCGGTCTAGGCGGGAGTGCGGCGGTTCGTGGAAATGGCCCCCGAATTCAATTGTCTACAGGCAGTTATGCCAGCTTCAACTGCTTGGAATTTGATGTATTCGGTAATGCCGTGGACTTCGGAGCCCCTTGCGCAACTATCCCACCGGCGACAGGAGAGCTACTTGGTGGAAGTGGTTTTATTGGAACAGCCTCACCAGTAGCTATTGGAACTGGGCTGCAACTCTCCGGCGGATACCTGACCAATACAAACAGTATTCCCCCGGCCTCTGGGGATTTGCTCGGGGGTAGTGGTACCAGTGGGACGGCCTCGGCGGTGGTAGTTGGGACGGGTCTCAGTCTGATCGCTGGAACTTTGTTCAGCACTATTACACAAGCAACTATCCCCGCGGATGCTACCAAACTGCTTGGGGGCAGCGGAACACCTAATCAAGCTGCTGATGTCTCTCTGGGGGCCGGGCTTTCGCTGACCTCAGGCACCTTGTTCAGCACTATTACACAAGCAACTATTCCGTCAGACGGTTCCAAACTGCTCAGTGGGAGTGGAACCGCCAATCAGGCAGCTAGTGTTACTGTCGGGACTGGGCTTAGTTTCGCCGCAGGTACGCTTGCTAGTACTATTACTCAAGTCGAAGTCCCGGCAGCATCTGGGGAGTTGTTGGGTGGCAGCGGAATTAGCGGGACTGCTTCTGCGGTAGCTATTGGAGCTGGTCTCAACCTCAGCGGTGGGGCACTCTCCAGTACAATTACACAAGTTACCGTACCGCCGGGGGCCGGGCAGCTTCTGGGGGGAACTGGAGTTGCAGGAACTGCGTCCACTGTTAATGTTGGAGCTGGTCTAAGTCTTTCCGGGTCTTCTCTTACAAATACAATTACGCAAACTACTGTGCCCCCGGCTTCCGGGGAAGTCTTGGTAGGGAGCGGGACACCAAATCTGGCAGCCTCTGCGTCAATTGGTGCTAACTTGTCCCTTAGTGGCGGGGCTCTTTCAGTAACTATCCCGCATGGATTGGTTGCAGTTACATCGTCCGGGACTTGGACAGTTCCAGCGGGCGTGTATAGTTACACAGTTACCCTGTGTGGGGGTGGCGGCGGCGGCGGTGGTGGTACAGCTTCCTATGGGGCGGCTGGCGGGGGTGCCGGCGGGTGGAATAGGGGAGTTATAACCACCACTCCAGGAACTTCGGTCTCTATCACTATCGGGTCCAGCGGTTCTGGCAGCGGGGCTGGGGTAGATGGCTCTGCCGGTGCTACAACTACGGTTGGGTCTCTTAGGGCTACTGGTGGCGAGGGCGGAACTTATGCAACTGTGGGATCCACTGCCGAACCTGGAATTGGTGGCGTAGCTTTGGGCGGTCCGCTGGATACTATTCCCACTGGAGCTAACTCCTATACTTGCACCACCGGACCTTATATGTCTTCGCAAGGGTTTGGTACCTGCGGTGGGAGTAGTCAGTTCGGGCAGGGTGGGATAGAAACTGGTGCAGCGGGGTCTAATGCTTACGGATACTGCGCAGGCGGCGGCGGGGGTTCAGCGGGCAGTTATCCCGGAGGCAACGGATCTCCTGGGTTGGCTTGGATTGAGTATTAAGCCATGGTTACATCAACTGACATCGTTAACCAAGCTATCCAGCTAATCGGGGATAATCAAACCCCAGTTACTGGGACTTATCCTACATTTGACAGTTCTCCTGCGGGTGTAGCGGCTGCTTCTTTGTATCTTCCGACGGTTGAAACTGTAGGCCGTCGGTTCGGCTGGGATTTTTCTCGAACCACTGCCGCGCTGGTTCTGTCAGGGAATACCGCCCCGTTCCCGTGGACTGTTGAGTACCTGTATCCGAATGGTATCCAAGTCCGGCAGTTAAATCCTCCGACACTCGCAGATCCTTTTAACCCGTTGCCCATTCGATGGGAGGTCGCTAATTCCCTGGTGGGCGGAATTCCAACAAAAGTAATCCAAACTAACTTGCCGAATGCACAAGTTATGTATACAAATGTCCCATCGGAGAACTTGTGGGACTCTATTTTCCGCGAAACTGTTGTGCGGATGTTGGCTTCCAGCATGGCTATGGCAATTGCAGGTAAACCGGATACCTCCAGAGATACGCTAGACCAGTCGGCGGCGTTTGAACAAGTTGGCCAGGAAAGGCAAGATTGATGGCTAGTAGCGTTACGTCTCCAGAAGACATTGTTAATATGGCGCTGGGGAAGCTCGGCTACCCGCGCCGAATTGGTAACTTGTTTGAAGGCAGTCCGGCCAGTAAGTTGGCGTTGGATTTGTATTCCCAGAGCCGTGATGAAGCCCTGCGTATGAAAGACTGGGGGTTTGCGCAGCGAACTGTAACTTTGACGCAGCTTAAATCTGCCCCCACAGGTGGCTATGGCTCAACTCCTTGGGCGAATACATATCCTATTCTCCCTTGGGAATATGAGTATGCTTATCCCTCAGACTGCATCCGAGTGCTGTATGTTCAGAGTACTCCGGCTGTTCTGCCTAATTTGGACCCGCTTCCGCAGCATTTTGCCGTGGGCAATGATAGCGCGTACACGCCTCCGCAGCGAGTTATCCTGGCAAATGCTCCGAATTTGGTTCTGACCTACACTGGCCAAATTACGGATATGACCACTTGGGATACGTTGTTCGTAAATGCGCTGGTTGATAAATTGGCCAAAGCTTTCACCGTTGCGCTGGCTAATATGCAGCACATTGAAGCTCTGCTGAAACAGAGTGATACGGATGCTGATAATGCGTTCCAGGTCGCTTCTGTTACGGAAACTTAAGCTATGTCATCCCCAACTTCGCCAGAGGATATTGTAAATCAAGCTCTGGTGAGGCTGGGGTTTGATCGGCGTATCGGTAATTTGTTCGAGGGAAGCCCGGCTGCTGAAGCTGCCCTGGAGGTGTATTCTCAGACTAGGGATGAGGCCCTTCGTGCGAATGACTATGGGTTTGCAGAAAGAAACTTGTCCTTAAGTGTGCTGAAGGTAGCTCCGGCTAATGGGTATATTCCGCCTACGGTCTGGAGCCCCGCGTATCCCCCGATCCCGTGGATGTTTGAATATAGTTATCCCGGCGATTGTCTTAAAGTGCGATCGATTAAAGCCGCTCCGCTTTGGATACCTAATTTCGATCCGCAGCCTAATTCGTTTGCGGTGATTAATGATACGTCGTATTCGCCCGCGCAGAAGACAATTTGCTGCAATGTGACTGGGGCAATTCTGACCTACACCGGGCAAGTTACAGACATGTCCACCTGGGAGCCGTTGTTCGTGGAAGTGCTTGTGGCTAAGCTGGCGGAAAGACTATCTCCTAGGATAGCTATACTGACGCAGGAGAGGCTGGCCGAGCAGAAACTGGATGCCGATCTAGCCTTGCGCAGTACGGTTGAAGCCACCTCGGAAAGGGGCTAATTGTGGCTAATTTACCCGCAGATGTAGTTAATCAAGCATTGGATGCGATTGGAAGCGAGGTCGTAATTGGCGATTTGGAAGAGGGGACGCGGGAGGCGCAGGTATGCTTACGGGCCTATGGGCAGTGCGTTCGGCAGTTGCTGCGTGCTGCACATTGGGATTTTGCCAGAAAGACAGCGCCCCTCTTTCTGCTGGCTGACGGGAGTGGGCAGACGCCTAATGTGGGGACTGTAGTTCCGGTTCCGTGGCAGTATGAGTATCAGTATCCGGCGGATTGCGTTAAGGCTAGGTTTGTTCCGGTTAATGCATTTAACTCCACGGCGAGTGGGGCTCCGGGGAATATTATGGCTCCGCCTAATCCGGTGGCGCAGGTTGGTTCGCCCACGCAAAGTTCGATACGGATGGTTCCGGCTAGGTTTACGGTAGCTACGGATTTTAATAACATCCCTCCGATGCAAGGGCAGTATTGGGAGCAGCCTGGGGTTAGTCCGACGGGGCAGACTGTTATCTTGACTAATGTAGCGCAGGCGCAGTTGGTTTACACGTCGCTGGTTATGTTTCCGAGTATTTGGGATGCATTGTTTAGGGCGGCCTTTGTGGCTTATTTGGCTAGTGAGGTTGCGCTTACATTGAGTAAGGATAAAAAGTTTGGGCTGGAGTTGCGGGGGCAACAGATTGCCGTTGCTAAGAGTAAGTTGCAGCAAGCTCGGATTACGGATGGGAATGAGGGTTGGTATTCTACGGACCATACGCCGGATTGGATGCGGATTAGGGATAGCGGGACTAGGCTCTGGGGGGCTGGCGGGTTCGCTGCGGGTATGGGCACTTTGGGTTATGGCTGGGATACCTGCGGGTTTTCGGACGGGTCCGCTTATTAGGTCTAGGGTTAATTAGGGGAATTGGTAACAGACTAGTCTCATTGAGTTGGGGCTGGTCTGTTTTATTTTGTGTATTTGGGAACTTGCGGGATGAGTATTGCTGGTGGGGGTTTGAGATAACTAGTCGTGCTTTGCCGCGGGCCCGCGGGCTTCCTATTATAGATGTACTATAGCTAGAAGTTATCGCAGATTGCTCGGCTATTCCCGGCTACGACGGGTATTGTTTGGGCGGGTTAAATGGGGCTGCCAGTTTCTAATTAGCTTCGACTAGTTTGGCGATTTGACAGGCTAGAAACTGCCATCCTTCGATTACCCCCGGCTCCGCCGGGTATTGTTATAATAAATTAAACTGATTCGCATCGGCTCAGCTTCGACCAATTAAACCAACTATCCGAGCTAGCCAAACTCTAATCAGCCTGGCGGCGCCGGGGTAGCTCGGGTCTAGTTTGCAGTTGCCAATTCGTCTTTTAACTCATCACTTTCTAACTTGCAATTCCCAAGCTCACCATTCCCCGGCTCACCATTCTCCAGCTATACCCGGCTATACCCGGCTCCAGCTATACCCGGCTCCGCCGGGAATTGGCAATTACACAAGACTTGCGACTGCCCGGAATTATCTCGGCTTGTTTTAATAATACTTAAGCTAACTAGCGGATTTCTCTTGCCAGAATGCTATTTGCGTGGTACGATAAATCGTTGATTTCCAGGGGGCCTAGCGAAATTGAAGTTAGTTATAAGTTAGCTTGAAAAGTTTGGCGTGCCTAGTTGCGGCGGACACTTATCCTATTTAATTCTGGTGAATTAAGCATTCCTAATTGCGGTAGGTTTAGCATTCCTAGTTTCAGCAAATAAGAAGCCCCGTGGCGTCGGGTTAAGCGCGACTAGTTACGGCCCTCTCAAATCCCCCTAATTACGCCAAGCCCCGTCCGGCAACTACCCAAATCCCCGCTAGACTTTTGTCCAAATTCCCCTTATCCTAACCGGAGCTAACAAATTCCCCGAGGCCAGAATGTCTGTACCAGTTATTCAAACGGCCTTCGCCTCTGGCGAAATTTCCCCCTCCCTATTCGGCCATGTAGACCTAGCCAAATTCCACTCCGCAGCTTCCACTATGCGAAATATGTTTGTCAGCTACCGCGGAGGAGCCTATTCCCGCGCTGGAACTGCTTTCGTGGGAGTTAGCAAGCAATCTCTCGGAGGTTTTGCGGGCGCCCCTCCCCCGCGCTTAATTCCCTTCCAGTTCTCTACCGCCCAGGGGCTTTGTCTGGAATTTGGCGATCACTACATGCGCGTAATTTACCAAGGCGCCTATGTACTCGACACCGTCTCCGCTACCATTGCCAGCGTAACCCTAGCCACTCCCGGCGTGGTAGTCACCACAGCTCCCCATGGCTTTTCTACCTTCGACTACACCTACTTCGACAACAATTCCACCATGCTTAACCTAAACGGAAATATCTATGTAATTAACAAACTATCCTCTACCAGTTTCAGCCTTCTTGACGCATTTGGGAACCCGGCATCTACGCTGGGATATGTCCCTTTTATCTATGGAACTCCTTATTCCACGGCTACCCGAGTATTCACCTTCACCACGCCTTGGGCAGCCGTTGACTTAGAGTACCTTAAATACACGCAGTCCGCAAATACCATGACACTCTGCTGCGTTAACTCCACGACGGGTAGCGAATATCCCCCTTACGACTTGGTGCGAGGAGCTGCTAACAACTCCTGGACGCTTACAGAAGCTGCCCCAGTAGCTGCAATTGCAGCTCCAGCTTCAATAACTGGCCGCGCCACTACAACAGTCTCCTCCGGGACTTCCCCAACCGTCTACCAATACGTAGCCACCGCAGTTGATGCCGCTACCGGCGAGGAGAGCCCCGCATCTCCGGTAGCCATAATTACCAACAGCGTGGAAATTGATGTAACCGCTGGATCGGAAGTTATCGAATGCTCCCCAACTTCCGGAGCCGGCTACTACAACTACTACAAAGCCCCTCCCGCCTACAACGTCTACAACACAATAACCGGCTACTCTCTAATCACTTCTGGCAGCTTGTTCGGGTTTATCGGAACCAGTTACGGCACTACTTTTGTCGATAATAACATTACGGCAGATTACTCGCGGGTGCCTCCTATCCACAATAACCCGTTTGCGCACGGGCAGATTTTAACAATCAATACCACAAGCGCTGGTGACCCGGTTTCAGCGGTTACGGCAACTATAAACACCACCACCGGCTCAGGCTTCTCCGGTTACGCCGTGATTGGGGACAATGGCGTTTTCCAGAACTTTGTGGTAACTAACTCTGGCTTTGGCTACGCCGCTGCGGATACAATTACGCTCGTCCCCACCTTTATCAGCGGATCTGTCGCCCCTACAGCTAGTCTGGTAATCGGCCCCCAGTCCGGCACCTATCCAGCAGTGCCCGGCTATTTCCAAGAGCGCCGGGTGTTTGCCTCAACTATCAATAACCCCGATACTTTGTGGATGTCGCAGTCAGGGGCTTTTAACAATTTCGATAGTCGGGTTCCCCCTATCGATACTGATTCTATTGTAGCTACCCCGTGGTCAGTTCAGGTTAACGGAGTTCAATGGCTGGTGCCCATGCCCGGCGGATTGGTAGTTCTAACCGGGCTATCCGCTTGGCAAGTTACCGGAGCCGGCTCTTCCATCTACAGTGTGCAGCCCATAACCCCCTCCGGAGTTAGCGCCCAACCTCAAGCCTACAATGGCATCTCTTCCACAGTCCCCCCAATCCGGATTGATTTCGATATCCTCTACGTTCAGGCGAAAGGTTCCATTGTTCGGGATATCTCCTACCAATTCTTCCAAAATATCTACACGGGCACGGATCTTACCCAATTATCTTCGCATCTATTTATCGGCCACACCATTAAACAATGGGCTTGGTGCGAGGAACCCTACAAGGTAATTTGGGCAGTTCGCGATGATGGGGTTCTGCTTAGTTTAACAATCCTGAAGCAACAGGAAGTGCTCGGGTGGGCTCGGCATGACACGGCGGGCTTGTTCGAGAGCGTCTGCGCTGTCACGGAGCCTCCTGTAGACGCCTTGTACTGCTGTGTGCGCCGGATTGTTAATGGCAGTAGTACCTACACCATCGAGCGTATGGACAATCGCTTATGGAATAGCGCCGAAACTTCTTGGTGTGTGGACAGCGGGATTGCGAAAACTGGAACTATCCCCGCCAACAGCAGCCCTGTAGTTGCGGATGCTAATCTCATCGTGGAGAGTGTTTACGGGCTGGGGGCTATTGCTAGTGTAGTTATCGAAGCAGGGGGAACTGGCTACTCCAGCGGAACTACGGTAACTGTAGCAGATACTACTGGAGATGGGGTGGGGGCAGTTCTTAGTCCCGTTATAACTGGTGGGGTGCTCACCGGAGTTACCGTCTCTATGGCAGGTTCCGGCTACGTTACCCCGAAAATCTCTATCTCAGATCCCGCCGGAACAGGCAGTGGGGCTTCCGCGCACTGTGTATTGGATAATTCCGCCACATTTTACTGCTTGCCAGTGCTAACTGTCCCCACATCTATCCTAGCAACCCTCCCCATAGGGACAGTTATTCGCGGCGGAAATGGGATCGCCATAACTACAAGCACCGTTTTTACGGCAGGTCGGTTTGATGCACTCACGGTAAATATTGTAGCCCCCTTCACGGCAACTGTGCCTGGGGTGCCGGCACTAATACTACCCGGAACTTACGGAACAGTATTGGGAGATTGGGAGTACAGTACCCCCATTACCGTTGTATATGGGCTAAATCACCTGGCCGGGCTGGTAGTTACTGGCCTCGCGGATGGTATTGTAATTCCCCCGCAGATGGTATCCCCCCAAGGGACCATTACTTTAGCCAACAGTGCCTCGCAGATCACCATAGGGCTGGCTTACCAAGCCCAATTGCAAAGTGTTTATCTCGATGCCGGCTCCCCCACAGTCCAGGGCCAGCGCAAGAAGATTGCGGCAGTTACGGCGAGACTTGAAGCTTCCCGCGGAATTAAGGTGGGAGCTAATCAGCCCGATGGTTCTGTGCAAAACCCGCCGCAGATAGCCCCTAATTGGAAGAATTTGAGCACTGTACCGGATACCCAATTTGAGCCGCCTTACGGTAATTTATATTCCCCCTACCCATTCACTTCCCCCCAACTGGCCGGGGGCGTAGCTACCCCACTCTATACCGGGGATGTGCGCATCCCAGTTAGCGGCGGCTTTGCTCGCTCTGGGCAGGTAGCTTTGCAACAAGACTATCCGCTGCCTATGAATGTATTAGCACTTGTGCCCGAGGTTTGGGTGGGGGATACTCCTCAGATAGAAGCCCGTCCCCGCCAGCAAGGAACTCGGTAATGATCTCGGAACTGCGAGAAGCTAAGATCTTCCAGGCTGGCCTATTGGTTCGTAGACTTAGGCCCGAGCATTTGAATTGCCTGCGGGAGTTGGGGCTAAACCCCCACAAGGAACTTAGAGATATTTTCATCAAATCCCGTGAAGTTTTCTCATGGTTCTTGGATGGGAAACTAATGGGAATGGGGGGTATTATTGGAACCCTCGTCTCTAATAGCGTGCATGTCTGGATCGCAGTCAGTCAAGAGGGTCTACGGTACCCGCGAGAGTTCCTAACTATCTGCAATAACGGTCTTAGCTGGCTTAAAACATCGCATGACGAGATCACAGCCACAGTTATGAGCCACGATGAGACTGCGGTTAGGTATATTCGGAAACTGGGGTTTGTTAAGGTATTTGGGAATGACTGTCCCGAGGGCCAGGAGATTTATCGTTGGCGGAAACCAGTTCCAGGGGGCGTTACCACTCCGGTACTAGTTCTCGGACTGCCCCGCTCCAGGACAACCTGGCTGTCCGTGTTTCTGTCCTATGCTGGCTGGGACTTCTACCATGATATGCTGGTGGATGTAGACTCTACAGAAGATTTGGTAAACCGCCTACGGATGCCTAAGACAGGTACTGTTGAAACGGGGATGGCTAGGGCATTTCATTTCCTGGCAGACGAGTTGGGGGAGTTGCGGGTAGTTGTGGTTAAGCGCCCGATTGGGGAAGTTGCGGAGAGCGCATCAAAGTTCGGCTGGGAATTCCCCGCAGGTTATTTACAAGAAGAGTCAAACCGTCTGGATGCTATCTCAAAGCTCCCTGGTGTGCTTACGGTTAACTACGCCGATCTGCCTGAGGAAGCTACTTGCGCAGAGGTGTTTGAGTTCTGCTTGGATCTCCCATTTGACAGAGCTTGGTGGGCTGACTTGGCTAAGCAGAATATCCAAATAAACATGCAGGATCGCTGGAACAGGCTCGCAATCAGGCAGGATCACATAGCTTCGGTAATTGATGAGCTGTGCGCCCATGTAACTATACAAGAAGAGTCTGTGGCCGCGCTTCAGGCAGATGGTTCTGAATGCTTTCGGCTCCACTACGAAGATGCTGGAACTGTCCCGGAACTGCCCCCCGACATAAACTGGGACTTGTATAAAGCGCACGAAAGATTAGGCTATTTGCAGGTGGTAACTGCTAGGACTTTCTCAGGGGTTGTTGGATATCTTGTATTTCTTATCAATCCCAGCTATGAAAGCAAGGATGCCCTAATTGGCTATCAGAATACATTTTTCGTGCGTAAGGAATTCCGCGGGAAACTGGGGCTTAAGATGCATAAATATGCCCGCGAGAAACTGGCAGCTAAGGGGGTTAAGCAGTTGATCCTACGCGCGGGTGTCCGGGGAAATGGGGACAAGCAGACATACTTGTTTGAAAGGCTCGGAGCTAAATGCATCGGGTCTTTGTACGCCCTTAGCTTGGAGTAGAGATTATGGGAACCGCCGCCGTTGTTAGTGCTGTTGCCGCAGTTACCGCCGCCAGTGTCACCGCTTATAGTTCTTATCAATCCGGGCAAGCGCAATCTGCCGAGGCCAGGTATCAAGCGCAGGTGGCTGCCAACAATGCCCAAGCTGCGCAACAAAACCAAACTGCATCTATCCAGGCCGGGCAAGCGTCCGCTACTCAAGCTGGTTTGCAAGCTGCTCAACAGACGGCTATGGTGGGAGCTTCACTAGCCTCGGAAGGCGTCGATATCAATTCTGGCTCGGCTGCTAAGGTAATTCAAGCCACCTCTCAAAAGGGTGAATTATCGGAATTAAACGTGATGCACAACGCACTGTTGCAAGCTTACGGATACGGTACGCAAGCAACTAATTATTCTGCTCAGAGCGGTTTGTATGGGGCGCAGGCTAGTCAGGCCACGACCTCGGCTGGTTTGCAGTCTACGGCAGGTTTGCTGGGAAATGCCAACGCAATCTCGGGGGCGTCCACACTTGGGCAGGGGATTTATAATGGGGTTAGTAATGCAACTAATCCCCAGTATGGGCCTCTGACCTCTTCAGGCAATGCGGCGGCTGTATAGGAGATAATCTATGGCACAAGTTCCTTACAACCCCACGCAGCAAACCCCGTCAGCAGTCCCTGATGAACATCTTCCCGATGACTACCAGCGGCTTAATACCAATCCTAACATGTTTGGCGGGGGCATTGCGCAAGGTATCGGAGCTATCGGACAGGGTCTTCAGCACAGTTCTGATTTCCTGGATAAGGTAGCTGCGGATAACGCACAAGCACAAGCCATTGAGCAGACCCAAAAGATGCTCCATGGGACCGGCGAGATTGATCCGGTAACAGGCCAACTAGACGTAGGTTTCCTGGGGAAAAAGGGTCAGGACGCCCTAAATGCCGCTCCACAGTTTCACCAAGACATTGAAGGCGCAGTAAATGAGATCCGAAGCCAACTCGGAACTGCCAACTCTAGACTACTGTTTGACCAGGAGATTAGACGCTATAGGGCTTCTGTTATTCTGGGGCAAGCTGGTACTCACCTTGATCAGCAGGCACAAGTAGCGGGCCGAACCGCTAATGAACTAAACCGGCAGCAAGCTGTTCAAATGGCAGCACGGGAAGATGCTCCCTCGGAAGTTTTCCAGCATGCTTATAGAATGGCTTTCGGCGCCAACTATGGGGATGCTGTTATAGGCGGGGGCGCTGACAGTGTCAACAGCGATGAGGCCCGCCAAACCATTGCTAATAAATCTTTCCAGGATGTGTACCTTCCCCGTATCCAGCGGCTAGTGGCTTTGGGCAGGGCTGGGGAAGCTGCTAAGTTGATGGATACCGAAGTTCCAGGAGCGCCCACCACGGCTAGTGGGGATACCCCATCCCCGCAGTATATGGTAGATGGCTCTGGGACTATGAAGCTGCGGGATTTAATGCCCCCTACTTTGGTGGAAAAGGTAGATCAGGCTAATCAGGCTCAGGTTGGACAGGGGTATGTTCAGGATTTTTTAAACGGCTGGAGCCAGCCGCAAACTAGTGCTAAGCTGGGGCAGCCTACAGTTATTTCGCAGAACGCTGATATGGCTAAGCAGCCGTATCAAGGGACGAATGTAATCCCTCAGAGGCTTTTTGACCAAGCTGGGGAGAAGTCCCAGGCTGTTCAATTTGCGCTGGGAACTGTCGCTAAAGGGGAGTCTGGCGGAAACTTCTTCGCTCTTGGTAAGGGTGGCGTAGCTGATCCAGTTCTGCGGGCCACATTGCCAGATACAGCTTCCAGCACTTTTCAAGAATACCCGTACCCGCCTGACTATGTTAAGGGAACTCCTCAAATTAACCAGCCCGCCGGAGCCTTCCAGTTCATGCCGGGGACTTGGCGTGACGCGACTGCAAGCGCAGGTCTGAGTGTCCAGGACTTCAGTGAAGTTAACCAAATTAAAGCAGCTAGGGCTCTTCTTAATCAAAAGTATGTGGGAACTAACGGAGGAACAGGCATCCCGGCACTGGAACAAGACTTTCAGAATAAGCAAATTAACTGGAACTCTCTGAAAAGTACCTGGACTTCGCTGCAAAAACCCTCAGTAACCGGGGAAAATCCGCAACTAGCAACTATCCAAGACCCGGTAGCCCGTGCTAAAGCCGATGTGGACTTGAAATACTCTGAAATGCTTCAGGACATTCCCAAGCAATTTTCGGGAAATCAACAGGCAATTAGTTCTGCAATCTCCGCTGCCGGGCAGTGGCATACTTCGGAACAATACAAGATCCAAGCGGCCGCAGTTAAACAGCAGGATCAGAAGGATCAAGGCTCTTTAGCTATCTACAAAGCTGTTACCGGAACCACTCCCCCCACAGTAGAGCAAATCCGAGCGGCGGGGGCAGCCTCTAACCTAGACCCGCAGGCGATTGAGGGCCTTATTAGCATGGGTAAACGTGCCCAGGAGGAGAAGATTAGCGGATCTCCTCTCAATACGGGAGGGGATTTTAGCAGACTACTTGGCCCGGCGACCAATGGGCAATTGAGCGCCGAAGCTATCCTAAACCCTCAATGGGATCTAACTACCTATGGCCGAAAGAGTTTAGTGGAAGCTGCCGATACTTTCAAAAAGTTGTCCCCCGCTGACATAGCCGGAACCAATGGTTACATGGGGGACATGCTTAGCGAGTTCACTAACAAAGACCCGCGCGAGCTGCAAGCCCTAGCAACTACACGAGATCCCGTGGACCCGCTGCTTAGTCAAAAGGTTGGGCTGTTCCAAGCTAAGGCCCTTGAGGTGTTTAGGGAGGCGCGCGCGAATAATGCCACCACTTCGCAGATCCTAGACAGTTCCCAGGGCATAGGAAAAGATGTTCATGCCAATCTGCAAGCTTACTGGAATACTCTGAGCAAACCTGCGGATGCTCTCGGGCCTGCGAAGTTGCCGGGGATGGATTTAAATAGTCTGGCAGTTCCCGAAGGGACTAACCCCGGCATGCTTAAACAACTCGTGGGTAGTTTCCAAGCCCCCCAGCAGCCTGCGGTATATTCTAATCTGTTGAAGGTGATCAAAGATCCCAGTCTGTTGAACAACCCGAAAGTTCTGGCCCAGTTTCAGGGGGTTGGAATACAGCCGCAAACTCTGTATACGCTGGTTAATGCAAAGTCTGCGCCAAAGGCGGTACCAAGCAGTTATCCCGGCGCAGTTACCCCTGAGATGTCTTCTGCATATCAAACGCTTGCCCCGGCCGAACCTTCTCAGGATACTGGACAAAGCTTGTCCAGGTTGGAGTATTAGAATTGGACGATACCCCGGAACTTTTACCCATGGGCGGTGCCGAGAAATCGGCGGATGAAACTTCCCCACTAGAACCTATGGGGGGTACTTCCAGTTTAACTTCTTCTGCTACTGGTGCGGCTAGGCACCAATTTCTGGCTAACGCTTTTCCTGGAGCCGCTAGTTACGTTGGTATGGGATTGGGTGGAGCGGCCGGAACCGCTGCGGGGCCAGTTGGCACTTTCCTAGGAGCCGCGGCCGGTGGTATGGGGGCTTCTTATGCCGCCCGTGCAGTTCAAGATAAGTTACTTGATGCGCTGCCCTATTCCGTATCTAAAGCACTTGGAATTGACCCAATCCAGTTGGCCCAAGATGAAGGGCAGCATTCTACGGCGGCTTTTGTCGGCGGGATGCTTCCTGGGCTGGTTGGGTTTAGCCCGATGTTGGCTAAAACAGCTACGGAGACTGGCTCGGCATTTGAAAGGTTGCTGGGAACTAGGGCACTTCTACAGCGCGGGATGAATGCCGCTTTCTCCGGCGGGTTTGAAGCTGCCGGGCAAGCCTACGAACATTACCAAACCGGCTCGGATGTCGATTGGACTAAGGTGAGCGTAGCCGCTGGGGTTGGCGCGGCCTTCTCTGGCGGAACTTACGGTTGGAGTAAATACCTAGAAGAGTTGGGTACGCCAGCAGCCCGCGCCGCTAATATTCTCGGAGCTAAACCCGCGAGCGCGGTGCTAACTCCCGAGGATCTGAAAACTTCCCAAGCTTCCCCGGAGGGGTCGGACCTTCTCGCCAAGAATGCGGAACTAACCCAGCAGATCAACAAAGCCCTTATTCAAACCCCTATGCAAGACATGGGAATTACGCCGCAGGACTTAGCCCCGCAGTTAGGAGATTTCCAGGATTACACCTCTCTTTGGAATAACTATACCCCCGAAGAACAGTCAATTAGAGGTTCTGTAGCAGCTTCCCAGCCGCAGTTGATGCCGAAGCAGACCACAACCGATCTCGTGGCGCAGTCCATTGACCCCGAAGCCTTTAATGAAAATGCTGGCCTTAAGGAGAACTCCGCTAATTTCAAAAACTGGCTAGACGAACTGAAGCAGAAGCAATCCGAGGAAGGCAGTTCCCCCGAGATCGAGGCTGGAATTAATCGGTTGCAAGCAGCTTCCGATAAGGCTAGTTCCCGACTGGAAGAGCTTGAGCCCAGGATTAAGGAAATCTACCAACAAGCCGCAGATCGTCAGGCTGTTGTGGATTTGTTTTCCCCCGATTCTGACAAGCCGCTTTTGCAGGACATTGCCAAACAACTAGACCCGCAGACTATCTCAGCTTACGGAGATCTAACTGCCCAGCGGGATCAGCTTGGGGAGACTTTGCGGCAACTAGGTGCTTGGCAGGAGGCGGCCCCCTCAGAGGCTTCCGGGGAGGCTGCTCAAGACCTCATGACTAAGTACCGGGATCTCAATTCCAAAATGCAGGAAATGGTTCCTGATATCCGGGATGTTTACCAGCGGGCGCAGATACAGCAAGAGCGCAATGGGCAACTGCTGGCAGACGGGGAAGCTCCCATTGAGAACTCCGGGGAGATGTCCGCGCAAGAGTTCGCAGATATGAAAGCTTTGCGAAAGATAACTAACTATTATAGAACGGATGTAACCCCAGAGGTGCAAGAGGCCGCGAAGGCATATGCCCCGAAAGAGTTCTTGTCTTATGATGCGCTAACTAGGCAGAAACAGAGTTTAGCCGCACGGCTGGAGAAGGTAGAGCTTCTGGAAAATGCTGCCCCGGAGGAGATGCTGGCGCCACTTCGGGCCAAGATTGCTGAAGCTAATTCCCGTGTGGATAATGCGAAAGAAGACCTACAATTTGTCAATGCGGAAGGCCGCGATATTGACGAGCAACTTGCGGCTAAACAGAAGCTTGCGGATGCTATCCGGGAGGTTAAGGATCTTACACAAGATTTTAAATTAAAGGGCGGCGAGGAGGCTGATAAGGCTAAAATAGCTGCGGATGCTTTGACGGCTAGACGGGATGCTCTTCTGGAAAACATGTCCGACAGCGAGCAGGCCGAAGCAAAAGAAGTATTTGCTGCCAAAGATGCAAAAGCCGCAGAGGCTGAGGCCAATCGTGTAGCTAGCATGCGGGCTCGGCAAACGGGTTTGAATACTAGACTTGATTTCATCCGCCCGCAATTGGAAGAGGCGTATAGACAGGGAGAGGTCGCAGTTAAGGCCGATGAGGCTAGGGTAGAAGCTGGACTTCCCCCCGAAGCGATCGAGCCCAGACCCCCGCAAGTGCCAGCAACTGCTGAAGCTCCGCTCGGAACCACTAAGCCCCCGCAGGAAGTCTCAGATAAGTTAATTGCTGACCTAAGCAATCATGTAGAAACCCAGCTCAAAGCGGCGGGTCGCCCTGAAGCACTAGCTAAGACCGAAGCCGCCCTGGCGACAGCACATGCTAATGCTTGGGCGGATTTGTATGGAGTTACGCCAGAAGAATTCTTCGAGGATCACGGCTTCCAAGCTGGGGAAGGGACTAGTGCGGATGCGGTTAAGGAGGCTAAAACCTTCTTGCAAGCAAAGGGCACGGAGCGCGGTAGTCTTACGCCCGTAGAGAATTCCCAAAATCTCCTCAACCTAACCAAAGACCAAGACGCTTCCACAGTGGTCCATGAGCTAGGCCACCAGTACCTTGTGGAACTCACAAAACTCGGCGCGGAGGACAGTGCCCCGCAATTGGTTAAGGATCTTTATAATTCTGTAGCTCGGCAGTTCCAAGTATCCGATCTTAAGGATTTGTCAGTTCCGCAGCATGAGCAATTTGCTAAATGGCATGAACAGTACTTGCGGGAAGGCGTAGCTCCGAGTAATGGGTTGGCAGAGGTTTTTGCGCAATTCAAAGTGTGGCTTACCAAGGTCTATCAGACAATCACTTCCCTCGGGGAACCCCTTCCCGAAGCTATGAAGGATGTTTTCGATAAGATCTACACGAGCAAACCAGTTAGAACGGTAATTCGCCCCGAAGACTTGCCTTCTGTTAAACTCCACGAAATTCATTCTGTCGAAGCTCTAACCACGCCCCCGCACCAGTCCGATAAAATTGGCGATGCCATCAAGGGCGAAGTGGATAGCGTAATTGCCAATAACCTCCCCCCGGAGATAGTGGATGCCATCTATGCAGGAACTACAGACGAAAGTCTCCGACGCCAGGCTGCGATTGAGCAATTTGAACGCGCTCGTGAACAGCCCCAAACTGACGGACGACCAACTAGCTCTGGTAAGGGGGCTGCTGGAGAGCACGAAGTCAGAACTAGCGCTCCGGGAAAAAGCTCTGGATCACTGGACGACGATGTCGAGCGCCTTAAACGGCAAGACGGAGATATCTCCGACGCCTTCCAGTCTGCTAGAAGCAGTTCCGAAGACGCCTATGGGAACTCCGCCCCTCCCCCAGGAGAAACCAGTTCCGTCAGAGATCCAAAAGCCCCAATAATTGATGGCAGTAACACTTCTGCCAACTGGCCCCGTGGCAAAGATGGGGAAATTCTCCTGGGGAATGTCATCGCAACTAACTTGCCCACGGACTTGCGTGGAATTAAAGACACAAAGGACTTTTACGCTGTCATAGATAGCATGTATCAACAAAGCCCTGAGTTGCATTCCGCCCGCTTCAATGAGGTAACTTACCGCGAGCAGCAGCGTGTAAAAGACGCCGCGCATTTGCTGTCCAAAGCTATGGTAGACATGTACAAGGCTTACGGGGCTTTGAATAAAGGCTATTCGTCGAAAACCTACAAAAACTACATGGAGTCTGTGGCTCGGTTTAAGTTCTTTTATCGGGAAAGGTCTATGCTGGCAGCTTCGGCGGGCCGGGCACTGGCGGCTTTCCATAAGATGTCTTACGTCCCTAGATTAAATATGGAAGGGGATTTGCGGGAACAGATGGAGAAGCATTTCGGCATAACCAGTTTCAAGCAGATGGCCGATCTGGCTGAGTTTATAAACAAGGATATCAGTTCCCCGGATCAGCTTGGAGAGTTCCTGGAGGCTAATTTTACCCCGCTTACGGAGACACTAAAACGGGCGGTAGTTTGGCAGCGGAATTCAGGGCTGCTGTCTGGCCCTCTAACCCACTTGGCTTACATAGCTGCGGCTGCTCATGAACGCTTGATGGTTCCTACTTACACTGTAATTGCGGCCTTGCAGAGTAAGTTCCAGCCCAGCCTATCCCCGCAGGAGCGCACCTATTTCCGGGAAGCCTGGGAACAGGTGAAGGCTCACTACACGGCAACTCCCGCCGCGATTACTCAAGCCCTACGAACCGTTAAGACTGGAGTTCCGCAGCGAATTTTCGGGGAACAGGGAACTATCTTCAGCAACCCTTCGGAGGGGGATTACAGCGAACTGTCCCTTGGGATGGAAAACCCAGCCGCAGAGTTGGCAGGACACCATAGAGAACTAGCCGTCCGAGATGCTATCGCCAGTGGCCTAAAGGGGGAGGAGCTTAAAGCAGCTATTAATAAGATCAAAACTGCCCCAGAAACTGCCCCAGAAACCTTTGCACGTTATTACGGAAATGTAATGAACGTCCCGGCGCGGATTATCACAGGCATCCATACCTTCAATAAACTGGTGGGATACCAGATGCAACTTGCTGGTTTGGCAACTAAGCAAGCTATGGCTGAGGGGTTGTCTGGCTACCAACTTACAGACAGGATATCTGAACTGCGCCTCAACCCCCCAGATGAGATGGCTGTCTTAGCCGCTAAGCGCGGTAATGAGATGGCCCTTAATAATCGTGCAGAATGGGGCTCGTTGACGCAGCGGTTCTCCTCAGCAGTTAGCAAAAACTTTGGATTGTCGCTAATATTTCCGTTTGTGCAGGTGGAGGCTAACCTTGTTCGCCAAGGTATCGAGCGTTCAGTATTCGGCCTAGCTCTGAAGGATGTACGTGGCGCTGCTTTTGGGCAGAGTGCCGAAGCCGATCTGGTGCGCGGAAAGATGATCGCCGGAACTTTCTACACCATGGGAGTTCTGGGGCTGGCTGCGCAGGGTAAGATAACTGGCGGCTGCCCCGAAGGGGAAGAGTCACAATGGCGCGCATTGGGTAAAGTTCCTTATTCTTTACAGATGCCAACCCCCTTCGGCCCTTTCAATGTGCCCATGACTAAGTACCTCGGTGGTTTCGCTAAGCCCTTCATGCTGGCGGCGGATCTGTTCCAGATGTATGACCACATCGGCCAAGAAGATATGCAAAAAAGCCTCGAACGGGTAGTCCATTCCCTCGGGGAGCTTACCGTCAATGATACTTGGGTGGGAGGACTGGCTAATCTTTTCGAGGCAATTGACAGTCCCTTCGATGCTGGAAGATATTATGCAACTAACCTTGCGGCGGGTTTCATGCCGTTTTCCTCTCTGCTAAACCAAGTTGCACATATCCAGGAAATAGATCCCTATCAGCGGAAAGTTGATGGTCTGCGGGAAACTGTCCAATCGCGTACCCCATTTTGGTCTACGGAACTGCCCCCAAGGTTGGACATCTTCGGGGAGCCGCTGCCTAACAAGATGATGCTAACTCCGCTGGCTCCTCGTCAGGATAGAGTTTGGACCGAACTCGAACGCTTGGACGCAATCCCCGCGCAACCGCAAAAGTCCTTTAACTCCATCCCGCTTCTCCCTACTGAATACCAGTATTATTCTGAAAAGGCTGGCAAAGCTGCGAAGTTAAACATAACTCAGCTTGTCAATAGTCCCGGTTGGGTTAAACTAAATTCAGAGCAGCAGCAGAACAGGCTGCGCCAGGCTTTCAATGCCGCTAGAGCCGCCGCTAGGACTTCTACCATCCTCTTGTCCCGGCAAACGGATCACAACTTGCAAACTCTAATCAAGGCTCGCCAAGCCCATCTGGCAGCTAACAAGTGAGTAATTGATCATGCCAGAAGTTTCCGAGCAGTCCCCCACCCGCAGAATGGTAGACTACGATGTGTGGAAAACGCTCGGTAAATTGGAAGCCAGCAATGATGAGCAGTCTAAAGGGATGGAAAAGCTATTTTTACTCCTAGAAACTGTGCAGGGCGCTTTGACGGAACTTAAAGTTTCGTTGGAGACCCACATCGCTATCGAAGAGGTGCAGATCCAAGCTATCAAAGAGCTTACCAAGAAAGTAGACTCTTTGGAGCATTGGAAAGATCGAGGCTTGTTTGTGCTGGGAGCCGCTTCTGTGGGGGCAACTGGAATTGGCGCTGGCCTGCATGGATTGATTAAGTGGCTTTTTGGTGGGGGGCATTAAGGTGGCAGTTAATCCGACATCCCCTTCCCTGCTAGTGGCCGGGGGCGGAACTATTACGTCACTCCTGGCGAGTTCTATGGTCTATCTAACCCACTGGCCTTTGCAGCCCCTTACAGACGAGGAAGCACTTAACTTTGCCGGACTTATAGTCCTCCTCGGGGGGATGATTTCCCATGTGCTAGTTAATTTGCAGGCAAGGAAACTCCCGGAAAACCCTACCCAAACTACAGGAGGCATAAAATGAATATCACTGCTTTGCTCCAGGGTGCGCAGACTAAAGCTGACGCGCTGTCCTCGCAAATTACTGCCACCACGGAGCAGTTGACGGCAACTGTAACTTCCCAGCAGGGCTTGATTGCCAAATTGACTGTCGAGCGTGATTTGCACCTGTCGGCGGCTAAGTCACTGGCCGCTATCCCCGTAGCCGAACGGACGTTGTTGGACTATGTTGCGTCCGAACTCGCTGGTGGCACTAGTGCGGTGTAATGCTTGGTGTGGGCTGCTTCTTCTTGCAACGGGGTGCGCCGGCCCGACGCTTCAGGCCGATCTATCGGTAGCCGAGCAGGCTCTGCGACAAACGGGGTGCGCTGTAGACGTCACCGGGGAGATCGCCGCCCCCATTATCCAGGTGATAGATGCGCCAGCCGCTTCGATTGTTGTGGCCATTGACGCCTTGGGGCATATCATTTGCACGGCCCCCGCGACCGGAATTGCCGCTATCCCCGGAACCCCCCTTAAACAGCCCTAGGTGAGACATGTCCGCGATAACTTTGCAGTTCTGTTCCTTTAATTCCCTTATGGGGGAAGTTATTGACTGGGGAACTCACGGCTCGGTGGGGCATGTGGATTTTGTGCTGCCTGAATGGGATGCTAATCGAGGTGATCTACTCGGAGCGCAGCACGAAGCTGGATTAGGGGGCAAGCCTGCCGGTGTTCAAATACGCTGGTCCGGTTACGGGGCAGCTAGCGGGATGGTTAATAGAGTTAGGGTAAGTCTCCCAACTACCCAGGAGTGCGAATACGCTACTTATATGTGGGCACTTGACCAAGTAGGCAAGCCCTATGATACGAATGCAATTGTGGGAATTGCTTTGAACAGGGATCTCCACACTGCCGGGCATTTTATCTGTTCAGGCTTGGCAGCTGGTGCCCTGACGCAAGCTTCGCATCCGTTTGTGGCAGGCCCACTAGCTAAGCCTTGGCAGCTAATAACCCCCGAGGAACTTCTGCTAATCTGCTCGGCGTTTGCCCCGCTTAACCCTTTGAAGGACGGGGTTTGAAATGATCTACTCTTCCCGGTGCAAGATGTCCATTCAAGAAGTTCCGGGGAAAGGTCGTGGGGTTTTCACTTCGGGGCATTTACCGGCTTTTATAATTCTGGAAAGATGTCCTGTGCTGGTTATACCTGCGGAGGAATGGGTTAAGTTCCCACGCCGTGGGCTGCTGGATGCTTATGTGTTTTCCTGGGAGACTTCGGGATCGGAGAATAGAATTTACCGGCATGATGGGGCCGTGGGAATTGCGCTCGGGTTCGCCAGTCTCATAAACCATTCCGAAACGCCAAACGCCAGCTTCCTTGTTGATCAGGAAGCTGGCGTTGTTGATGTTAGAACATTGCGTGAGATAGAAGCGGGGGAAGAAGTTGTTATGGACTATCGGATGTGCCCGCTTCCTTGGGAAGTATCCCCTTACTGAGGCAGTATTTCGTCGCAAAGAACTTCATGAAGCCCCCACTTTAGCCTATAAATGAGCGATATTGCTCATCCCAGTCATCGGGCGGCAGGTCTTCTGGAAACCATTCACCGTCTGGACCTTTTTGTTCCTTTCTCCAATATTTGGCGAAAGCCTGGAGTTGAGCACGCTCTTTAGAGATCCACTGTTCTAGGGTCATATTTTATACTCCGATTGGGTCATGTGTTCTTCACAACCCTCACTGGGAACTAGCCCTGGGGCGCATTTTTCGTGAATTCTCACGATAGATAAACTTCTGGTGGGGAGGGGCCTTTTTCTTTTGTGCGCCGCTACCGTTGTCACAAACTGGGGTGATTATGGTAGCGTAGTAACTTTTGTAGGAATGGCAGTATTTCGGCAGACTAAGCCCTCCCAGAATTCCCAGTTCCATTTAATCCTCCCAAGTTACCTTGGCAATTATGTAATTAGAGGACCGGTACGAGTTAAAGTTCAACTCTTGCCGGGCCTCTTCCAGTGTCTCGTAAACATGCGAGCATGTTTCACGCTTAGCTTCGTCCGTGGCATACAGAATTACCCAGCCTTCGTGTTTGGTGGGAACATTGACAAGACGATAGTTGCGGCTGGCTGGGCAGGCATCTCCTGAGACTGGCCACCAGCAAAGCCACTCTTCTATATCCTGCTTAACCAGACCTATTACGGGATACGCCCCCATAGCATAGGTGCAAAGAATCCAAACAGGCAGCCCGGACTCAGTTTGTACAGGCTTAGTCCAATCAACTGGTTTAGTCATTTAGAAGCCTCCTAGCGCGGGGGGGTGGGGAATTCCGAGATCTTTCAGCAAATGCAGAAGATTTTTAGGCGAGTTAACGTTATCCTCGAAGGTAATTTTCCGCACTACCCCTCCGTTATCTATTTGATATGTGATTGTAAGTTCATAGTTACGCGAAGGTAGGTCCAGTATGATAGCGTAACTTTTAGTGCAGGTACATTGGAAAGTCATTTAAGCCCCCTGCTCTGCGTCTCTGTCTTCATCTTCACGGAACTCTTTCATAGTTTCTCCGTACCAGCCCCAATCTTCCACCCCGCCGTCTTCCAAAGCCATAAGCTTTCGTTCGGTCAACAGCAATTCTTTATAGCGTTCCTGGGAGATTGTTACTTCAGAGTTTTTGGCCATTTTCTTAGCCCCAGAGTTGCCTTCGTCCGCCCACACACCATCCTTAATCAACAATCCAGGGCACCAGAAACAGAACGGTGTACGCCACTGGAAGGGGAATTCAAAGTAAGGCAGTGAAGGATCTTCCCCAGTTGTGGCCCTCCGGCATATTTCGGATGCCCCGCAGACTTGTCGGCATCGTTGAAAATCTTCCATTCCGCACCCTGCTGTCTGTTTGTATTAAGAGTATCACATATCCCCGCTAAAGGGTCAAGGTAAATCAACTAATTTTGCATTATTTTCTCTCAGAAGTAGGCCCTATTTACAATCCCCCCAACTGACTTTGCTTGTCACAACGCCCACCGGAATGAACATCGGATCGTCATAGGGCAGCATAATCTCGGACCGTTTGATAATCTCCCGCACTGCCCAATCTCCCAAGTAGTCGGGGAAAGTTCCCGCCAGAGAATCATGGCACTGCAAAAGAATTTCCACCTCCTTAAGGGTTTCGTAGATATTAACGTAGGCCCGGTTGATAATACATCCAACTGTAGACTGGGGAAGCCAGGCAATAGCTTCATTCATAACGTTACCTTCGATCCTATCGAAGATGTGCAGTTGATACCCGAAAATATTAGAAATTTTCTTCGTGCTAGTTATGCGAAATTTGAAGTCATCTTGCCATTTCTTAATCCTCGGGAACCTGCGAAAGTACCAGCGTTGCATAGTTTCAGTTTCATGCACTGTCCAGCCCAATTGCCCTGCGATCCCTTCCGGCGTCCCTAGGTAATTAGTGCTATGACAAAATTTCTTAAAATTCTGCCGGCGGGGATCTTTCTTAGTTATCTTGGGGTCTTTATAGAATTCCCTGGCGACTTCTGTGTAAGGGTCAAGGTCTTCGCGGAAAATGGCTTTCATCTCGGGCTCATCGCTATCCCAGACCACAATGCGCAAGTCCGCAGAACTTAGATCGATGTCAAAAAAAGTTCTACCAGACCCTGGAATGAATAGTTTCCTAACATTAGGGAGATTTACAGAACCCTCGCCACCTTTAGGAATATTCTGAAGGTTCATCCCGCTTCCAAAAGCATTTTCACGGGAACTAAATCTGTAAGTTTCAGTACCTGCGATGTTAAAACTGCACCGCATACGCCCGTCAATGTCTAGGGGAGCGTTGACAAAAGTTGATAGAAATACCCCCAAACTTCGCAGTTCTAGTATGGTAGCCACCAAAGGTTTAAGCGCAGGCTCCCTGTCAGCTACCTTAGTTAGACTGGCCTCATCACAGGACACTTTTCCAGTTTTCGGGTTAATTACCCGCTTCTGCGCCAAGTCGCCATAGAAAAGGGTTTGCAGTTGTAAGGGGGACTTGGGATTGACCGTATGCCCGAGAACATATTCCAGGGTATTCTGGCGCTCCATAATAGCATCGGACAATTCCAAGGCAAACTGGCCGCGCAATCCCATATTAATCTCAATACCCCTGTTCATTGTCTCTACGACAGGCCAGAACAATTTCTGCTGGAAGTCATGAACTTCGCGCAAACCCATCTTGTCCACGGCACCCTGTTGGGCTGTATCCACGGCGTAGGTAACTGCCGCATCCTTGCAGTTATAAGTCCACCAAACATCTTCTTCCCCTAATCCTTTGGAGGCGTCAGCATTCCAAAGCTTGCCCTCATCTTTCCAGTAGACATGGTGCGGCAGGTACATCGACGATAGGAAACCTAAATCCTTCTTAATATTGGAAAACATGGAATGCTGAGCTATCATAGTGTCACGAGCCAGCCGGGGCATGAAGCACATCCAGCGGTAGAAATACTGAATATCATAAGAAAAGTTCTGTCCGATCACTTCACAATTAGTGTGATACAGCACTTTCTTCAAGGCATACCAAATATAAGCTTCCTGCGCCTCTGTCCAGTAGCCGGATGGGCTCTCTACACACATGAACGGGATACATATAGCTTCCAGGTCAGACCAAGCCAAGCCGATACAAGCGATATGCCCCGAACGTGTTTCAATATCTACAGAAAGCTTGAAGGGGCCTCTAGTTACCTTGTCCTCAAGCATTCTCAGCGTAGTAGAGGCTTGAGCGAAATGTGGGCGAATTTGGAAATTATATGGGGTCTTAAACAACTCCGGGGAACTAGCCTCGCGCGAAACCTTGCGCAAATCGTGCAATAGAATAGAGCGCCAGGACCATTGGCTCAGAACTTGGCCTACGGAGAAGGTGGGAATTACCTTAAAAACGCGGGAAAGTTTTGTAGGCAGGATTGACGGCAGTTCGCTACACCGCCAGGACATGATGCTATCCTGCCCGGTCAGCATCCAAAGCGCCAGTTCTCCCATAGCTACTATAGCATTGGGTTGGCAAAGGTCCACTAGTTCCGCAAGATCCTTGGCCCCGCGAACTATCACAGGAAGGACGTACTTCCCCCTGAAGTTCGCATGCTCCGGGGTACGGGCTTTGATAGTGGGGGCGATGAAGTTATCCAAATCCCCACGCGAAGGTCGCTCATCAATCGCGTGCGTGTAAAAACACCGCCCAGGATCTATATTAGCCTCTGTCAGCAGGCGGCTCAACTCCGTACCAGAGGGGCCTGAGAAAGCTTTGCCAGTTCGGATGTCTTCTGAAGAGGGGAAATCCCCCACAATCATAATTTTATTTGGGGCCGGGAGTATCCCTTTAGTCCGCATCCTTAAGCCCCCCTTCATGGGCAGCCAGGAGAAACAAGCTGTAATTAACCAAATCAATCAGACGGCCGCGCAAGGAGTTGTTGCTGTCTAGGTGCACGGGATTGCCCACTCGGACAATGGTGGAAATTGCATCAAAATGCTTAGCCAGCAATAGGATAATAACCTTGTCTACAGGCAATCCTGTAAGAAGTTCGCAGCGTTTAAAGTTGGCGAGGACATCGGCGTCGGTGGCATATTCTGCCCCCTTTTGGTTACGGACAGCTTCGGCTTCTCGTAGGAATTCCGTAACTAGATCGTCGAAGATAGGTCTGTTCATGGCATGCCTCTGTATAAAAGTGGGCGGCCAGTCCTGTGGAAACCAGCCGCCCGATGGCTAACTTTGGCTAGGATCTCTACGTACCCTAGAACTTAGAGCCGAGAAACGGACGCCACCTTGGCCTGGGGCTCTCCCCGGAAGATGTCATGCTTAACCTGAACCTTGGCGAACTGCCCGATAAGCTGCGTAATGGAAAAGAGTTGGCCGGGGGTATTGAGGTTAACCGCTTCACGAACCCGCCCAAGGGGGACATTAGCCCCCGCCCGAGTGGACACCCGAGAGTTTGCATCAAACTCCAGGGGAAATGATTGGGTTACGATAACTTTGTCGCGCCCCAGGGCCTCCAGAACTTGTGGGTCTTCGATACGCCACTGGATGTCCAGATAAACGCCCGAAGACCCATCCTTGCTCCATTGGCGAGGCTTAAGCCCCTCAACGATAGCTTGGTACTCGCCAATGGGGCACGGAACATAGACAGTGGAATTGGTTCCGTCAATGGAGCCAGAAAGGAACTCTTCGGGATCAAACGCACTAGACTCACTCATGATAGTTTCCTCAGTTGGTGGCGGTAGGTGTTGCTGACATCAGACTACGTTTGCGCCAGCGGTTGATAAGCGGGGCAAAACTAGGTGGCTGCCCCGTTTTGAACGGCATATTACGGGCTTTAACGTCGGCTTGAGAACTGCCCGTGTCCCAGGTCCAACTATCACCCTGGCGCACGGCCAAGATAACATCGGAGAACATCGGCGGTAGTTTAGGCGCAAGCTTATTTCCGAGGGTTTGTACTGTGATCTTAACTCCCCCTAGAATTTGATCCACTTCACGCTCAACGTGGGCCAAGAGGATAAAATGGCAGGGGGAGTTGTCGCAGAGTTTGCGGGTAATTTTTTCGACCTGATCTTGGGCAATCTGCCAGTCAGCCTGGTTTCTGACTGGTTTCCCCCCAACAACTAGAGACATGGCCGCTTGGCCGATGCCGGTCATCCCGTCGATAACAAGTGCCCTATCAGGCCCCCACTTGTCAACGGGCCCGAATTTAAGCCCGGAGCTGTCGTCAGGGAAATCGGAGAGAGCGGTTAAAAGGTTGATGAAGCCATTGTAAGACCGCCGGTTAGGATCGGAATATTTCGCCAGCCCTTCGAGAGTGTTGGCACTGATTTGATTAGCACTGGCAAGCATTTCGGTAAAGCCTGCTGTTGGTTGTCTCAGCATATGCCAGTGCAAGTTAGCTGGGATGGGCTTACCCACGTCCGTGTAATACCCAGACAAACTTTCCAGACCAGACTCAAGTCCTAGATAGAAAGTCTCAATTCCCGCATCGACCAAAGTTCCAATGGAGTGGGTTTTCCCAGTTCCGGCCGGTCCCATAAGCAGTACATTGATCCCGGCTAGGCGTTTCAGCCCTATTTCCGCAGTTTCAGCCATTCCAAGCCCCTGACATAGCAAGTTTATGTAGCATAATCGCATCCTCTTGACTATCCCGGAAGGAGATAGCTTCGGCTAACTGCTCCGCTTGGAATTTCTTTCTAACTTCTTTCCCGTTACATGAGAAAGTGGCAACCCATTTGGAGTTAGTTGCGCTCCAATGCACGCCAACCCGGCCCGAAGGTTTGGAACTTTTCGCCCTGACCTTAATCATGGCGTCTGAGTAAGTCCTAAGTTCCAAGTTAGCCCAGGCCAGATTTCGACGATCCCCATCCACAGTTGCGACAAATTGGTTAGCCGGTAGAAAGTTCCCAGTCTTAAGCATCCAAGCCGCCTTAGTTCCGGCGATACGGGAACTCCCCCCATTAAGGGTTATGATAAGTGATCTTCCACGCCCGGCTTCGGTCAGGGTGCAAGCGATGTCCCCTACAATACCCCTCTTGATGCGATAGAAGCAACCCGTTTCAGCCTCATAGAAGAGTTTTCGTTGCAATTCATTCAAGCTAATCATAGACAAGCCTTTCTTAGTTAGAGAAGGTTAAGCTCGCGGGACATAAGCTTGTGGGGAAGGGCCTCGAAGAGCGCAAAGTCATGTACGCATTCCCCGAAAGAGTTGGCTAGAAAACTTTCTGATCCCCCACAAGCTTCGCAAATCCCCCAAACTGAAGTGAATGGTACGGATACCCCACTAAATAGCTTCAACGGAGACATCGCCCACAGTTTTCCGCAAGTGGGGCATAGGTAAAGGTAGGAACGGGACATAATCCAGCCGGCAGGCTCCTGAGGCATCGACCACGCAATAGCTTGCCGGAATTCCACAAGAAACCTAGAGTGGTGATAGATAGTTCTGGTGGCCGGTGCTGCGCTGGATAGGATGTAGTCCATGAAGATTACTCCTCCGGGATGTTAAGGGCCGCACCAATTTCATCGAAAATAGTTTGAATTGCGGCTTCATAGTCTAGAATAGCTCTGCCTAGTTTCCCTAGGGGAAGTTTTTTAGGAACTACCCTTCCAAGGGGGTAAGTTTCCTCCAGTATACGATAGATTGCTAACAGAAGTGCAGTGCGATCGGTCATTTTAACCTCTTTATGGGAACTTCAGGACTTTCCGCGCCACCTATCTAGCCACTCTGCGGGAGTAATTTCGGCATGACTGGCCGGATCCCAAACTTTTTGGGTGTAGTGGGTATCTAGCCAACCTTGCGGCTCTGGGGACTTACACACCTGACCTGCAAAGGTGCATCCCCCAAATTCCGTGCAAGCATGGTCCAAGTTATAATCCCAATGGTTCTCCTCCCAGCATTTAATCATGCGCTGGATATCTCGGCAAGTTTGCTCGAACCAGCGGTCGATCTCCCAGGGGGCTCGGTAGGTTACGATCTCTTGACTGTCGTAGCCAGTTTTGCGGATAGCAATCCCGCGGACCACCACCCCAACGGCATCTATCCCAGCCCTCTGCGCTGCCCAGCAGTACCCCGTAAATTGGCTCCGGTGCTCATACTGCTGTGCCCAAGTGGTTCCTAGCTGGGAAGTTGTCTTATCGTCTTCAATATAAACCCCCCCGGCCCACGAAACTATCTGATCACTTCGGCCTGTGTAGAGTATAGGAACTCCGGTCTGCGGATGACGGATTGGTAGGGGTTCGGCGAAACTATACTCTATCCCAAAATCCCCATTCGGAAAGCGATAGGGGGGCATAGTTCCACCGGCCAGAGGGAACTCATCGAAATAGTAGACTAAAGCCCCTGCAACACGTTCCCAGGACTTGGCGCTACCATAGGGTGGTTCAAAGTATCCGTAAAGTTTCAGAACAGTTCCCACGCCATTTGCGATAGACTCTTCGGAGGAACAGCCGCGTTCAAAGAAACTTCGACGGACCTCTTCCAGGCCGCTGGCAAATACCCCACCGGCATGCAGATGCACACTTTCCGCCTTAGGCTTGTAATGTAGAACATAGGTAAGGAACATCTTCATAGGGCAACTGCGAAAAGCAGCAATCATTGTACTATCGATTACGGGCGGGAAGAAAACAGGCTCAGTTCCGAATGGGTGCGACATGAATTATCTCCCGTTGCAGTTTAGAACTCTTCAAGAGCCTTCAGCAGGTCGAGAGTTTCCAGCGGTTTCTTAGCTGGCCTCTTTCCCGCCTTTTCCACAGCAGCAGTTGCCTTAGCCACTTTTGCCGCAACTTTCGTAGCCGCAGCCGAGGCCGCTGCGAACCTATCCTGACGGCAGATTAACACAGCACGTTTTGTATCTTCCAAGGTAGCCGTCCCGGCTATTGATTTTGCTCGGATTATGGCTAGTTCTTCTTGGGGGCTCATAGACATTTTAAAACCTCCTAAAAGTTTCAGCTCCCATCTGTAGAGAGTATAGCAAAAGTTCTTTAAAGGGGCAAGTGGAATGTACTAATTACCCAAGGAATAAACGCTTACGTGGGCGGGTTAGTGCCACATAGAGGCAGCGCATAGCTTCCGACCTGTTGTGGTTGAGCCAGATATCCCGCCAGTCAACATATACCGTATCGTAGGTAGATCCCTGCGATCTGTGAGCAGTTATGGCATAGGCGTGTTTCGCTTTATGGAACTTCCCCACAAATTCCCAAAAATCTGCCCAGGCGCTTCGCCGAAGCATCGCCATATGCTTTAGTTTGGCAATTCGCCCATCATAAGCAGTTTTGGCAGTTTCGTGCAAAATGAAAAGTCTTATAATAGGGCCGTCATCTAGCTTAATTAGCAGCACCCAACAGGTTATATCAGCGTAATCCGGGTGTACGTCTACCTCCACCCGCAGAATAGTCCCCTCGTCGTCAGTTTGTGCAACTATCTTCCCGGTGTCCAAATCCTGAACAGGTTCTGTTAGGACAATTCTATCCTCTGGAAGCCAGGTTAGCGTAGTTCCCGGAAATAGCCTATTTCGGATAATCTTATTATAGCCCTCTACAGTTACGTTGCGCCAAGCGACTACCTTAGCTTTGTTATTAGGCGCTGACAAATCTTCATAAGCCCCGGATATTTGACGAGAAAACTCCGCCCTAGTCAAGGCCCAAATACCTTCGGTTCCGTCATTATCCGAACGGGGGTGAAAAGTCGGAGCTATGTGATTAACTAATTTCCTGATCCCCGTAACTAACGTTAGAATTTGATTATCATGCCGAATTACCGCAGATAGGGTTACATCAACGGGCAGTTCCCAGACAGGCGAGCGGACTTCCCCAACAGGCGGCAATTGCGCAGGATCTCCCAAGAAAATGAATTTAACCCCCTGTTGGCGGGATGCATTTTTAATGTACTTCCACAGCGCCGCATTGATCATAGAGGCTTCATCGACAATAATTGCCTTGAAGGAAGTTAGATTAACCCCCTCCTCACGCTCTACGATCTCTTTAACATCCCCTTGGGGGGTTAGGCGTAGTCCGAGAATGGAATAGATAGTTCTACAGTAGGGCTGAAAATTTTCCGTAGTCAAGGCTTCCCGCAAAACTTTGGTAGCCTTGTTGGTTGGGGCGGTATAAGCAAACTTTCCGCCAGCTTCTGTTACCAGTTCCTTCACGGAATAGGTTTTTCCAACCCCGGCCGCGCCTTGGACCAGGAAAAAGCTAGATGAACTACGCAAAAACTCCAGCGCCTTAGCTATGAACGCTCGTTGCCCTTCGTTAAGACTATCTGCAGACCCTGAAACATGTGTATCATAGAAATCCTCCAGGGACAGGTCGAATGCTGGGTCCATTACTTAACTCCCGAACTTAAAACAGTTACCCATACACGATCGATGTTAACCTCCCTGATAAAAGTAGGAAGATTAGGATAATTCCCTTCTATATAATCCTCCATGAGGGCGCGGCGGGCAGCCATTCGCATGGCTTCGGTTAAGGCTTTCGGAACTAATTGGGTGCCCTGTCCCAATTTAACGGGGCTAGTCCCCACCCGACGATGCAGTTCGCGGGAAAGGGCCTCTTCTACGAACTGATCCCAGGCTGCCTTCGGAACCCCCCCGGCAAGAGAAGACCAGAGAAGTTTATCCAGCTTTTGCGCCAGATCGGCCGACAGGGTAATTCGTTTGCGCGTAGGAGAGGCCCGCATGTTACGACTTCCGAGGCTTGAGAGCTTTTACCGCCAGGGCATACCAGCGCAAATTACACACGGCTGCCAAATAGATAGGATACCAGGGGAGATATGGCATTTTCACAAACTCCGCAGATAGGTCAGGGCTGTGTCAAGACGTTTCAGATAGTCCGTCATTCCGATAGTTCCACCATTGACAATTCTTCGCAGTTCTTGGAAGTTTCCAGCATCCGCCAAGTCATTGAGGTTGTGATTTGTCCAGAAGATGGCGGAGCTTTCGATGGCGAGATTTGGCTGGGCCAGTAGGTCGGGCTTGTTGAGTAGATCCAGTTCCATCATGTACCCATATTTGAGATAATTATCCTTTCCCGTAAGTTGTATAAGCCCGCGACCACGATAACGGTAGCCATCTCCTGAACTTTCCGGGCCATTCCCCATCCGATTTGCATAAGCCCGGTTAGCTATAACTACTGCGTTATGCGCGTAAGTTCCCGCAGTCTGTTGGTTAAAACGCTCGGGCCAAGTTTTCACAAGTCCCGCTTCTGTATAGTTTAGATTTTCCTCCAGATCTGTATAATTCCCAGTTTCATGTGCGGTGACTGCAATATAAGCCGCCAGCCGTTCCGGTGTGTCTGAAATACAGTAGTCAGACAGTACCGGCGCCAACCTAGTTGCCCAAAATTCCACCCGCTCCAGGCCAGGGACGGCCCCCTGCAGCAATTCCGTCGTTACAATCATTACCCAATCCTCACAACAAGGCTACGGAGATAGTCTATTCCACTGAAATCCACTTGCAAACATTTCGTGCAGTGGGGAACCGTCTTAATCTGAAAGCCGACTTCATCAGGCTTACCGAGCGCCCCAGGCAGCGTTTCGGCCAAGATGACTGGCGTAGCCGCTACAAACCGGGTTATTCTGCTAGTTCTGTGCGTCTGTCGCAACATGTAGTGGGAGAATGCCACCACCTCATCTCCGCACCGAGAGCACTGGAACACGCTCATCATAGCTAAGTGGGAAATGGTAGTCCATTCAAACTCAGGCCCCTGCCGACGCAATTGCTCCTGTACAGCTTTTCTCTTAGCGGTATCGGGTTCATCTGGCCGGATCTTAGCCGGAGTTAGCGCCAGCAGAAGAGCGTCTAAGTCGTCGTTGTCAGTCATGATAGTTGATTGCCTCCGCCCGATGACATGCCTCAATAGACGCAGCCATAAAGACCGCCAGCCCCCCGGCAATCGCATAACTAACTACCAGTATCGCCAACAGACGGAAAGTTGTCTTTCGTTTTAGTTCCAGGTCTTCTTCAGGTTTCATGGCAGTTTCCTCCGGGATTAAGATTTACAAAGTCTCACTTGGGATCTTCGGACACTTCAAAGCCGAAAGTCCGGCAAGCTTTCAGCAGCGGCAGATCCAGAACAACTTCTCGGAAGTCTTTAAAACTCTCCAGTTGTGTGGCCCAGTCATAATCCACCATCCAGACGCCTCCGGGGGTTTCCGTCTCGACGGCTGTTGAACCATCGTCGCATTTCTTCAGAACCACTTTCATGTTTTCAACTCCCTTGCTTCAAATAGGAATATAGAGGGTCTATGCCATACATGCAACGGAAATCGTACAAGGCATACGCCAAAAATAAAGCAACCCCGGAAAGCCGTTACAGCCCTCCGGGGTCGCGTCTTGCGCCGTTTTAGTATACGGCTGATTGCACCTATCAGGCGGCCAGCAGGCTTTCCAGCAAGGCGCTGGCAGCCGTGTCGTCCCTCTTGACCGGACGCTTCTGCGCTTCCAGGGCATCGACGAAGGGCTTGATCTCCGCCGACTTCCGCAGTTTCAACTTGGCGGAATGGTTCTGCTCCTTGAGCCACCTGCTGATAACTTCCAGGTCTTTCGGCTTGCCAGCAGCCTCCCAGTAGTTAAACAGCGCCTGCGCCAGGATGGACACCTGCAAAGAGGGGACAGAGTTCGCCTTGGTGAAGATGCTCCGATCCCCGGAGTTAAAGCGTTCAACCAACTCTTCCACATTATCCACGGCCTGATCGGTACTATCCGGGGCATTGATGAGCGGGCTGAAAGTAAGTTCCACGCCGCGAGCAGCCAGTTCCTTGATAGACCACTCGGGAACATCCAAGCTGACGATGCGGCCGTTGTCGAAATCAACTCGGGCATGCAACTGCCCTTCAGCATCTTCCCAGATAGTGCGAATGCTTCGCCGACGGGGCGGGAACTTCACGACGCGGCCGTCTTCCATAGTCACGGAAACAGGTTCCTTGCCAGAACCCGAGTGGGTGGTTTCGACTTCCTCGGAAGTTTCGGAGTATTCGGACATTTTTAAATCTCCTTGTGAGATGGTAACGTTTTTCCTGCCCCCTTTATACCCCTGGCGAAGAATTCTAGCAATAGAAACAGCCGACACAAGCCGGAAAAGCCTGCATCGGCTGCTGGTCTGTGACTATCCTTGACTAGCCGAGGTTTCCCAATTCCTCGAGAGCGGCTTTTACGTTGAATTTTTCCAGGACATCCCTGGAGCGGGCCACCTCGCTGGCAGTTTCTGGCGAAGTTAGCATAACTAGAGGTTTGGACGGTTGTGCTAGAACTTTAGGCCCGTTGGCAGCATCCTCTTTAGCGATCTCCTTTAGGGCACTCTCTATCAGATAGTCTGTGGAACCCCTGCCCAAGGACAGGAGACACTTAGACCGGGAAAAGGGATCTGCCAGGGTTGTCACGCAATTAAGTTGCATAGCCTCCACTGTCGCGGCGTCCTGCAATTCCTGCGGGAGATTGAGATAGCTACGTCGGGCCTGATATAGTTCCAATCTAATGCGCTGAGCATTGCTCGGAAGTTGGCAGTCTATCACCACGGGGGATAAGTTGGAGCGGCGCCAGATTAGAGCTAATTTCATATGCCGCTCCGAGAGTTTTTCTGACATTTCTTTTCGCCCTCTCAGATTTCCTCGTAACTATCCCAGCACTCTACGGAAGACTCTGCCCACCAGTTCTCGATAGCCTCCCAGATGACCAAATCTTGCGGGAGTATTGGAAGTCGCCAGTGCTTAAGCTTCCCGGATGCGGAGCTATTAATCTCCCATTGGATAAGTTCCAACCCGTCGCTGTCGGAAAGCTCCCCAAGCCGTGGCCTGTCTACAGCGGCTTCCACCGTGAGCAGAATTTGAACGTCCTCGTCATATTCCGGGTAATCCTCGCAGTTTGTGAGGGCATACACAGTTACCCAAATGGCATGCGTCCAGCGAACTTTCATGGTTAGTCCTCCCACTCAAGTTTAATAGCTACAACGAAGCTAGTCCCAAGTTTTGTATCTGCCAGTTCCGCTTTTTCCCGCCTTTCGTAAAGCCCTGCCGGGACAACTTCCCCATTAGGGAGCCTGTGAAGGGCAACCCAAGCTGTGTGTTTTTCGGGAATGTTTTCCAAATCCTCTAAGACGCCGAGGCGGGTCGCACGCCCCACCTCGGTGAAGGACTCAATCTGGGATACCCCTTTGCTGTACTCGATAATTCCAACTAAAGGGTATCCCAGAATGCCGGAGTCTGTGCAGATAATCCTAACAGGCTTTCCGCCTTTGGTTTGGACAGGCTTTGTGAGATCTAATTTTTTAGCCACGGCGAACCTCTCTTCCAGAGTTAGCGTTGTAAGTCAGAGTTATCGTAGAAGGCCCTCATTCCCAAGCTCCGGGATTACCTCGGGGGTTGATCCACTCCAAATCTTCGGGAATTACTACGCGCTCCGCCCCAAGAGCTATTTTCTCGATCCGGTAGATGCTTCCATCTGGGATTTCTGTTACTTTCAGATAACTAGCAAGACCGGAGGCACCGTCCCGCAAGGTTTCGACTACCTCTACCAGAGCAGGGTCGTGCCGGGGTATAGCATTTGTATTCACGCGAGATCCGTCAGCTTCCTCCCAAACTTCGATGTAAAAATCCGGATCGCCCCTATCCCCCAATTGCAGCCGAACTTTCCGCCAGTCCTTTTTTGCCAGTTTTGCATACAATTCCATAGCCATATGGCTAAGGTGAAAGTCGGGGATAAATGCGCCGGCATCATAGACTATCTTAGTCATTGGTTAAAGCCTTTCAGAGCAAGTTGCCATTTTAAGCTCCCTTGAAACTGGTCACGCCGAAGTTTAAACTTCGGGGAACTGTTTCCCTTTGCCGTTGCCATCGGTTATGTTGCTATTGCCAGCCGCAGAACCTTCAATCCGGCCTGTCTGAGTGCCCTTGATCTCAATTGTTGTTGCAGGCCAGACGGGCCGCTGTAGCGGGATTGCTCCCTCCCCCCAGCCGAAGAGCCAACTCTGAGGTGCTTTCGGGCCTAGAGCTTCAATGAGGAATGTAGCCTCATCAAACCGGGGATTAGATGCCCCAAAAATATCGGCTATAGCCACGGCCAAGCTACGCAAAGTCTCCTCGATTTCCGGGCTACTAGATTTACTCCGATAAACTTGTCGTATTTGCTGCGCAATGGCAGTGTATACTTTTCTGGTCATAGGCATTTTCAACTCTCCCGGGCCCTGATTGCGACTATCGAACTACGCTTGGAACTGACAGTGCTAGACGTAATTTGACTAACAAATTATCTAATTAGCCTAATTACCAACCAATCCACTAGCCCCTCTGGAATTCGTTGAATTCATTATACCGATATTTTACCAACTAGCAAGAGGGTATTATCGGAAAATAGTCGAATTATTTAAAGCAGCTTGGGGGGAACTCTGCGATCGGAGAACATTCCCCCAAGCTGGCAGTTATCAAAAGATGGTTAGTTCATCCAAAGCCTTCCAGGCGGATTTGTAAATAGTCTCCCCAAGCATTTCCTCGGCCAATTCAGCGGCCGCAAACTCCTCATCAAGCTCTTTGCTGATTTGGTCAAACTGGGCTTGTAACTCCCCCACGCGATCTTCCAGCGGAGTTACTTGAGAGGCCCGCAATTCCGCCATTTTACCATAGGCTTGCTGGGCAGTTTCAGGGGTTAGATAAGCAGCTACCCTATGCAATCGCATGAAGGATGTGGCTACTGGGATTTGGAACTCCATAGTTTCAACGGCTAGGGGAACTTCGAGCGCCCGTACGCTAGTTGAAGTGGCGTTGAAGTAGTATAGTTGCATTGTTAGAACCCTTTCCTAGTCAGGGGGTGGAAGGTTTGCCTTTCGTCGATTTGGTCAAAGTCATCCTCACAGCAAGTGTATCCCCAGCCCGGGATAATCCACGTACCGTTGCCGAGATATTGAGCAACAATCCATCCTGTGGGATAGACTTCGTAGACCCAGTAGAAGCCGGGTTTACGGTTGATAGCCATCTCACTTACCCCTATTTACGAAGGGATTTGAGGAAGTCGAGCATGGCTTGGCACT